AGAATCAAAATTACTTTGAGCTAAGTCGGCTGCGTCCTTAGCCGCCTTCGCCGCTTCCTGTGCTTCGTTTGCAGCAGAAAGGGCAGCGTTTTGTGCATTTTCAATTCCAACACTCCATTGAAGCGTAACATCTTTAGAAAATGTGACTTTACCAGTTTCGTCCCATACAATATTGCCTCCGGCCAACGCACCGGCACCATTTTTATCCAAATAAAATTTATAGCCGCGAATACCATTAGTACCAATCGTAATACTGGAAGCGTCTTTGGTAAATTGCCCCATATTATTATTCTTGGTGCCAAGCCAAAAAGCAGATTCATCAAAACTCCATCCGGCAATATAATTTTTAGAACCGGCTGAAAACATAAGTTTATCTCCTTTATATCCGATAAACCCATAATCGGCGTTACTGATATAATACATTGCAGCACCGCCATATTGTTTTACCCAATCAAACTGATCACCTTCTAATTCTGAAGTTATGACATTTGCGGCAGCAATAAATCGTCTGGAAGAATTGATGGCTACACCTACTTTATAAATACTTTGTTCACCGATAGTCCAACCAGCTAATTCTCCAGAACGTGCAATAATATGTCCGTCAAAAGACGCATTGCCTTTTGCGTCCATCGTTACCTTTCCATTGGCAAACGAGGCACTTCCGTCTTTTTTCAAAGCCCAATGTTCTATTCCGTCACTTTGCGAAGAAATAGCACCTTCAGACTTAATGGTTAAAGTACCATCAAGACACTGGATAGAATCTGGGGTAATATCCCACCCTCCAATCCTGGCTCCATTATTGTCGATGTAAAATACTATTTTGTTGTCTCGATAACCGTACAAGCCTTCTTCAGCATCCGACAATGTAAATGGAAAAACTTCACCGATAAATCCTTTGAGTTTTCCTAAATAAATACCTGTAATTTTACCTTCACTAGTCTTATGTCCAGCAAATAATTTGGGGGTAATAACATAGTTAGAGCCAATCTGGGTGTGCGTACCGTTCCATTCTTCAATCCAATCAAGACTGGTAGTATTACGAACAACAGAAAAATTAAATCTTGCTGATGTTTGATACCCATCGGGTGTACGCACAATAATATCCAAATACCCAGAAGTAATATCAGAAGCTAATCCAATAATAGAAACTTTCCAATTATATGGACCAGCAGGCACATAAGTATATTGAATACCATTAGTGCTGGGAATGACATTAATTATTTCAATGGGTTGGCTTACATTGCCTTTAGACAATGACACATTGGTATAAGCACAACTCAAATCTGGGTCAGAACCATCGTGATTGGCAGGTATAGATACAGAAGAGGTGGTAAGCGATAGGCTATACCCATCGTTTACCACCGCAATTGTTATATATCCTTGTGCTAATAAATCTGCCATATTCTCAATTTTTTAATTAAGAATAGGCTTTCTCGAACAGGAGTGTTGCTATTTATACGACTTTTCCCAATGCCTTCATTACTTGCGAAGCCACATTACGGGCCATAGATCTCCAAGCTACCAAATCATCATATTCATCCTCAATACGACCTTCAACATGATTACATAAAATAGCTTCTACATCGTCTTGCGAATATTTACTGCGTACAATGCTGGAGATAATATGACTATAATCTGGGGTTACATCTACATGCCAAGCTGTATATTCTGTAGCTTGTTGCGGCTCCGTTTCTTCATCCATTAAAGGCACAGTTACTTCTTTTGATTGCTCATTAAAATACACCTTGATTAACCCCTGTCCTAAATCTGCATACAAAGGTGCTGGAGTATAAGCCCGATACAATTCTACTTCGTTCATACTAAAACAATTAAACAATATCAGTATAATAACTAAGTCGAGCGTGATTAATCGCCGAAATCATTATGTCTTCACATTCATCTAAACGTGCAAAGTAAGCACGTCTACGCTTGATAGCGCGAGATGAAGCTGATGCTGATTGACATTGAGTTGTAGTTTGTGTAGGCTTAGGTGATTGTAATTGAGATGGCAATTGGTATGTTTTAAGACCGGTTTGTAAAAACCATAAACGACGACAATTACCATGTTGACACCATCCTTTATATGCAGCTAACACCTCTTGTTTACGTTGAGGGGTCATCGCTCGCTTCATGTATCGGCAAAATTGTTTTTTGATAGATTTACGCAATAATCTGTGTTTATGATAAAAGCGATAACCTAAAAAATCTATGCCGACTTTTTCAACTTCAAAAAGTTGTACAGTGTCTTTTACAACTAAATTTAAACGTTCTGATGCAAATTTTTTAATCTCACGTAGAATCCATTTCAAATACCCCTTATGGTCGCTAAGTACCACTATATCATCACAATATCTGTAATAAAATTTTACACCTAATTGATCTTTGACATAATGGTCTAATGGAGATAAATAAACATTGCTCATTAATTGACTAGTTAAAGAGCCGATCGGTAATCCTTTTGGCGTACTAAAAATAATGTCATCCATGAGTGCTAAAAACGCTTTGTCCTTATACAATCTATGGAATTCACGACTCATAATTGCCGGAGTTACAGACGGAAAGAACTTCTTTAAATCAATTTTTAAACAAAATTTAGTTGCATCAGGGTACCGCCTCAAAGCTCTTTGCAATCGGTTGGTACCATCCATCAAACCACGCCCTTTAATACAACAAAATGTATCACGTATGAAGCTACGTACACGTCTAGGCTCGATAACGTTAACGATTGCGTGATGCACAATACGATCAGGAAAATAAGGCAATTTAGAAATATCACGCAATTTGCCCTGATCTGCACGAATGGTAAATGTTTTATACGGACTTGTATGAAAAGTTCCGTTCACTAACATTTCTTTTAATGCCAAAAAATTTTCTTTACGGTGTTTATTGTATTTAATACAACCGTATTTCTTCTTTTTACCTAATTGCGATTTATGCACCGCTTTTTTGAGATTTTTCACCGAATGAATTCGGCACATCACATGACCTTCTTTTTTCACAATTTTAATTGTTTTTAATACTTAAAGTCTCCTTTAAGCCGCATACAGCTACTTCGGATTAACAAATCCTACCATACCATTGTACACTGTTAGACATCTTCTCCAAGTAAGTATTTCGTTACTCAGAAATGGTGTGAGGTTCCTTCAAACAGAAATATTTTAGCTTGTAGGCCATAAAGGTTAGCTGAGGCACGATGTTCCAATTCGAGTTGCCGAACACGTTATTCGCGTTCACGTAACCGGGGGCGCAAGTCGAGCCGTTGTTCGCGTTCCCACCACCGTGCAGAAGGTTTTTAGAAACCTCACCACCATAATTTACTTATTCACTATACAAGATTAGTATTCCCTAATAAAAAGAGTTTGGAAAATTAGCCAGCAGCAGCTACTAATTCTTTTCCATTAACAAAATTCAACTTACCGTAGTAGGAGAGCCGAGGCACGATGAGCCAATGCGAGCGGCCGAACACGCTAGACGCGCTCACGTAACCGGGGGCGCAAGTCGAGCCGTAGTACGCGTACCCACCACCGAGCAGAATTTCACCAGCACCATTCAAATACCACGAAGCCGCATAATTTAAAGTTTCATTACGACTACTTTGATAGGCGGTTGGTAACAAATCAGCTTTTTCACCAAAAGCCATTTTTAATACACCTTTCCAGTTGTTTGCAGCTTCATTATTAAAATAGGCAGTACGATAATTAACTCCAGATGGAGGGTTGCCATTCACTACTTTATTATCATCCCAAATATAAATGGTACTACCATTATGGATATTGCCGGCAATAAATTGCCACTTTTTGCCCCAAGCTGACTCTTTGCCAAATAAAGAAACTTCCGAGAATTGTTCAGAAGTATCAGGCGCAGTAACCGAAACTTTACCGCTTGCATTACCTAAAGACAAAGTACATCCAGACGGAATTGTATAAGCTACACCTGATGCTGACCCTGAGTTGGTGCCTCCAATAATACCAGAGCCTAAAGTGGGGCGTACATTACGATTTTTACAAAAATCGTGAGCAAGTAAATTGTCCGCATTCCAAGCGGTCCAATTCATAAGTCCCCAATCTGTGCCATAATTTTGTGCATATCCCCAGGCTGTTGACATACTAATACTGTCTTTAGGTAAAGTATTGGCCAAACTCATTAAACAGATTTTCCCACCAATAGTTTCTACAGAACCCAAAAACGCCCCCTCAACAATAGTATCATACAATAAAGTAAATCCCTGCATAGGGGTTGGGCTTTTATAAACTCGTACAACAGTAGATGACAAACGAACTACTTTGCCATACAAAGGTGGTCTGTATGCCATTGTTTGTCCATAACTACCATCATGTTTTGCAGCGGTACCGTCTTCAAAATAGTTACTGTCTGTGGCATTAAGCCTAGCAGCATAACCATTTCGATTAACAATGATACGGCCACACATATCAAAATAATTCTGGCGAACTTCCATATTTCCACCAACAGCTAATGCAGTATTGTTGCCTTCATCGTAATCAACAAACCAATACATCATGCTACTGCGCAATTCTGCAATATCATTAGTATTTTTGTCGATAGCTGCTCCAATCTGATTAACTTCTGCGGCTGTAAATGTATCGCCGGTCTTTTTGTTTAAATTTAATAATCCCATAATAAACAATGATTAATCTTTAGCAACTTTACAGCCAAATTTGGCTGTATTAATCAAATCGGTTAATCGGACGGTTAAATTTCTTCCGTACCCCTCATGTTGCTGGGCAAATTCTGTGTCGCTTTCACTGTTGCCACTTTCCTTTACCCAACTAAACATATTGTCGGGAATTAAATTTGTCACCTCTTCATTGCCATAATATACGCTGGCTGTCAATGTGGTTTCTTCAACACCGTCCTTTAAAATAGTGCCACGCGAAGCAGTTATCAACACGCTATATACGTTTTCACCATTTTTTGTTTTTTGTATAGTAATAGTATCTGAGTATTCTGAAGAGTTTATTGTAACAACACATTTTATAGTTAATATTGTTTTTTCCTGCCAATAACTTGCTGTAGGTAAAATTGTTAAAGTGCGTCCGTTCTCACCTTCTAACAATACATAATCCCCTGAAGAAGAGAGATAATACCATTTTCTACCACTTGATGTGGACACAAAATTGGTTTCGCTTATCTGAAGAGTAATACTGGTGGGGGCATAAGTGTCATTTTCTTGCACAAATACGGTAGGTCCAAGAATCCTGATTGATTTTGGTTTAATAGCCTCTTGGGTGGTTTCATCCAAATCCTCCCACTTGATTGTGACATCTTGTAATAATATTTTATCTTTTGTCCATTTAAACCGTCCATTGGCAAACTGTCCTGTCCCGTCATTATTAATAATAAACGAATTGTCTCTACTGGAGATGGAGCCGTCATCATTCAGTTTAAGTAATGGATTCTGAATAGTTCCACCGATGCCCCCTTTGTTAAACCAGGCTCCATAATCTTCTACGTATGACAACACATCATCAGTTGGTTGGTATTGGGTGGCGTATTTGCCTTTTTCAATTTGCGGTGCGGTAAAATAAATAGTGCCTTCAGACTGTTGCAAAGACATTTGTAGAGGCACATCTTGATTGGGGTCTTGTATGGTAAAAGCCACAGAATAGCGTTGCCATGTCCCGTTTCCTTCCACAATAATAGTACGGATGGAATATCCGTTTTGTGAGATTAGAATATCGCAATCGGTATCTGTTTTCAACCAAAAAGAAAAACAATATTGTTTACCTAATTTTCCTAACATCCAGGCATTTGTTTGGGCATTTAATATAATGGTACGGTCTGAACTATATACTTCACCCACGCCGACAGGATTATCACTAGTAGCGACAATACTGGTTGCAGAATCAAAGTCGCACGCAACACTATTTATAACCACGTTTTTATGTATCTTTCCGGCATAGAATGTACATCCGAACCCGTTCTCGTCACCGGCTGTTAACGTACCGGAAATGTTGACTTGCTGGGTGGCGTACAAACGTTGCATATAGGCTCCATAATTATCCAACGTGCCGAAAACCGGATCGTTGATACCGTTAAGCTTTCCTAAACGCATCTTTAAACCTCCGGCAAAATTGGCGACAGAAGACAACAATACAATATTCAAATCAGAAATTTCCACTGTATCTCCTTCAGATAGATTATCGTTCACGTTCAAAGAAAACATACGTTGATAGCGGTCTGAAAAATCTACAGTAATAGCATGAAGTTGATAAGTCCATTCGGTTGTTGAGGTAACATTTAAAGTACCGTCTATTCTGGAACCGTCTGTATATCCCAACGAAGCGATAATATTGTTTAATGTGCGGTTGGACTTTATTTTATAGGAAATCAATACACGGTCTGGATTGCCCAAAGTTTTTTCAATGTGTTGTTGCAAACCGATAAAAGTACCTGTGTTGGCTGTAACCGAATTACGTACAAATGAGCATATTCGGTAATTGTCCAGATAACTTTTTTGATAAGTCGCTGTCACATACGCACGACCGACTATTGTATATTGGGAAAAATAATCAGTCCACGACACATTGTTAATACTGGATGGATAGCATAAACTCTGTTCAACAGGAATACCATCTATAACATCTATATATGGTGACTGTTCATCGCTGGCGGTCATATAAATGGCTCCCAATCGGTTGGCATCCCATAAATTAGTAACACGTACAAAATCTAACAATTCTCCGGACATTGGGGCATCGCCTTCCAGCAATGCTCCAATAAACCACGGACGTTCTTTTTGCACAGATTCTCCATTTTCAATTACAGTAACAGTATCTGTTCCGGTTTCTAATACACACATGAGCGAATAAATAAGATTAGGAGAATCGAAATACTGCCTACGTACAATATCTCCTACATGTAACCCTTGTGTTTTTTTAGAATCTTCACTAATACTGACTTTAAATTTTCGATATGAATATACTGCCATTATAATATTTCTTCTACAATATCTCCACTACAAGAATCGCTAACCCACATAGAGCCATTTGTAGCAGAATTTTTTTGAACTTCTAATTCGTATATGCGCATTTTTTTACGCACGGTTACTTCATCAAATGTTGCACAAATATTTCCAGTTAATCCATTTTTATAGATTTTCCACCCACTGCCGGCAAAGCCAGCAGAAAAAGTAACGGAGCCTATATCATCTACAAAATAAGCGTGGCCATAATGTTTTACACCATCACTGATAGCTAACCAATAAATATTGTCATTAAAGAATAGCGTATTCTCCAAGATACGGGTTTTGCTACCGGAAATTCCAAGAGATGTTTTTCCTTCTAACGGTTTGTCAAAAACGTAAAAATCTGCATCTGTGGCAAACATCAAGCTGGCAGATACACGATTGGCCGGCGCATATAAACTAGTCGAAACCTTATATCCAAACGAAGTATTATATCTTTCAGTTAATTGTACTGTACTGGCTTCACTGGTATCGTTATATCGGAATGGTCCTTCAAAAATAACTAATTCACCATCGCTATAAAATCCAGGTCCTCCTGTATCTACAAATTTCAAATAACGATGAAAAACCACGCCGGAATTTTCAGTAGATACTTTATAGGTGGCCATTAGTGTGTTACCTAATCCATGACCAGCTTTAAATGATTCTGGGAAATAAGCGGATCCGAATTTAGAGATGAGTTCATATTCGCCATCATCATCATATAATCCTGATTGTAAGGTGATTTTTTGTGTGCCGTCATCTCCCAAATTCAAAATCTTATTTGCAGCAGAAAAAGAAATCACATTGTCATTTTTAACATGAATAATATAATTCCCATCAAATTGTACGCCGCCTGTAATAATATTAAGGTCTCCGGTAAGTTGTGCTAATTTGGCTTTAGTAATGGCAAATACACCTGTATTGTTATAACCTAAAGTCACACCATTTAATGCGGAAACAGTTGATTTAAAAGTACTGGAATTTTCTACTGTAAATGTGCCATATACATGGCTATTACGCATTGTCCAATCTACTTCTTTTCTATTTGCATTTCCGGAATGATAGAACTCCAGACCGTTATAATTGATACCATCTTTAGAAATAGTCAAATCACCTAAACGGATCACTCCAGAACAAGTTACGTCACCATTTAAAGCAATATTGCTGGCATCAAGTGATAAAATATCATTGTCATAGCTAATAACATTATAGCCATTAATATATAAACCATGTGCATTAAGGTGTAATTCACCATCTATGCTGACTATGCTTTTTCTGGCAGCCGGATCTTCTTCTGTAGTCTGATAAACATCTAAGATTTTAATTCCATTAGCTCCGGATGAAAATCCATACAAAGTATTTAATTTGCCCAACATGGAGTCACCGTTTAATGAAACGGCACCGCTAATTCCACCACTATCTCCAACTCCTAAGCTAGTCACTGTAGCGTTGGCAAATAAATAAGCAGCGTTTTTACGGGTAATGTCTTCATGCTCTTTAATAGTAGCGTTAATTTTAGCCTCATCAACAATGCTAGTTTCAAAAGTAATGGGGAAAACAGCTTTATCGAGTTGTAATAAACCGCTTCCGTCTTCTGACACATGTACATAATCCGGTCCGGTCAGGTCTGGAAGAGTTTCTTTAGAAGCTTCCTCCAGACCTGCTACCAAACGATTATACATACCTTCTAAAGCACTGCCTTCAGGGATATTAGCGATACCTTCATTTAATTGCGCCATATTATTCTGCAACTTTTACAGTTTTTGATAAGATACCGGATGTAGCAGCTTTATATGATTGCACCTTTGCTTGCAAAGAAATAAATTGAGCTACATTGGCCGGCGGTTGAGGTCCCATCATAGTGGGAGTCATCATTTGTGACAATGCACTTAACCAATCTATTAACAGTGTAGCCAATTGATTGCCCAACACAGCAGGTTCTTTGGCATTTCCACTACCTAAATATACGCCATCGCTTTTAATAATAATTTCTTTTGCGTCATACTTTGCTAATAACTGTTGTGCATCCAATAATAGCTCGGTCTTATCATGTTTTGATAATATTTGGTCAGCAGTAACTTCTATACTGCTCTTGTCTGCATCGCTTTCGCCTTTTGCAACTTCCGTCAATGCAGACTTGGGGGTATAGACAGTATGTGCATATACACCAGTTTTTTCAAGCTCATGGACATCTGGGCCATCTTCAGAGTCTTCCCATTCTTTTGTTTCAGTAGCACCGATTGTAACCTGATTATGAGCATCAATCTGTACTGTATCTGCGTGAGAATATTGAATCACATATTCACGTAATGTATCAGGGTCCGTAGTAATGACCACATCTGAATACAAATAAGGAATAATTACTAATCCGTTTTCATTATTTTGAATAGCCGAAAGATATACTCCTTCATGCAAACCTACTGGTAAACCATTGTCTAAATATTGTTTTTCAGACAAATCTGATAAATATTCCTGCACATCTACTGTACCACATAACTCATCGCTGGCATCTGTATGTACTTTAACTACAAATCCAGAAATTTTAGAAGTATTTTTAATCACATTAGTATGTGGATTGACCAGTTTATGTAATGCAATTTGCCTGATTGCTTCATAAATGGTTTCGTTTGCATTTAAATTGCTTATATCCTTTTTCATACTCATACGTTTTTAATCTTGTTCGGGTTTTGCGATACAATAAGGTAGTTTTAAAGTTTGTCGAAAACCATTGACTCCAAATTGAGTGTTCACTTCTTCTACGCGATACCAACCGTTCTTTTCTGGGTTTCGTAAACTTAACAATTCAACTTTTGCAGCAGATCGGATATGTAAATCTCCGAATATGGTTAAAGTGCCTTCAACGCCATTACGGTTATAATTTTCAAAATACTCTTCTGCTTCTTCTACCAATTCGTCTTCCGAAATATCAATTTTTCTGGATATGTAAGGTATAATGTGGTATTGACTTAAATCAACCTTATCACTAGATTTTGATTTGCTGACTGCGCCCATCTTCATTGCTTTTCTGCTCAATTTGGTTTCATTCAACAATTGAAATTTTTTATGCTCTGTATCGCTTGTGCCGGTCCATTGAGGGTTCAAACGAATAGTAACACTATATTTAATTTGTTTGTCTCCTTCCATCTTAAATCCCTCTGCTGAAACCGCTAAATATGCAGGGTCTACATTCATTAAAGTGAGATTGTCAGTCGCTACATGATAGTCGAATTGAATAAGTGTGCCGTTAGCTGGTTCATTGCTATTAGCTATAGCCATTGTCTTTTTTTTAGAATATGGCATACCTACTTTAATATATGGCTTATTATCTTCGTAACATATAAAACAATATAATCCATACTTACTCCATTCTGTTAAAACATCAGCAACAGTTAAATCATCACTTAACTTGATTTTCCCTATATCGGTTTGTTCTTTAAGCGTATCTGGATGAATTTCTAACCCAGTGCCATCCAATAATTTATATTTGCCATCTGATTTTAACAAATCTACAACTGTAGCCTTATTAATAATCACATTTGGACATGTCTTCCTTTTTAAATTACTGGCTATATTTTCACATTTGATTTCTAAGGGTGTGGACACACTGCATTTTACAATATAACCATCAAAATTAGCGGTATGATTTAACGCCTCTTCTTCCATAACCTTTCTGCGTTCTTCAGCGTTAGCAAACACCTGCCCCTTATCATGGTAATACCCTAAATAAATCCGAATACGTTGACCAACTTTAAAATCTGACGGTTGGGCTAAAGAAGATCCGGAACGGGCCTCTGTAATTGTTCCGTCATTTAAACGTTCTGTATAAACAATAGAGGCTCCATTCTTTTCTAAATCTTCTGCGGTTTGTGTGCGCTTGATGATAGTTCCTTTTGGAAATTTAACTAATGCTGTTCCTATTAGCTTTTTATATGATTCTTCTATCTCAATACTTGCGCACTCTCTAATAACCAAACACTTATCTTCAGATGGGTCATCTGTATCAATTGTATTTTTATCGGCTGGTTCCCAAATCAGTATTTTGCAAACCAATATATCTAATCCATCTGGATATACTACCGGAGTCGAACTTTTCATATTAACTAAATTACATTAGAAGTAAGTGATTCCAACATTTGTGCAGCCTGTGAAGCAGCTGCTTTTTTAACATTGTCTAACAATACTTTTGCCCAACCCTTTTTCTGCATTTGAGCAATTTCCAGATTAGTAGCGTTAATAGTATCTTCAACTACTGTAACGGCATCATCAGGTTCAACAGCTACACAAGTAAAACTATAAGGTTGTACATTTTTAAAACCTTCATTTTGACCCATTTGAAAATCCTTTATTAAGATCTGGGTCACGTTAAACTGTTGAAATAACAGATTACATACCTGAATAACTCCTTTATGTTGCATTAACGTAATGAATTTAGATACTTCCGCATAAGGATATACATCTGGGTAATTGCTCACAATTTTCCCTGTTACAGTAAAATTGACATCACCGCCAGAAATTAATTCTTTACGAGAATAGTCACGTCCTTGTACTTTGGTTAATACCAAATTATTAGAACTTTGTGCTTGTACAATAGCTCCTAAATCTAAGAACACGGGGTCTCCCGGCACCTTTACTTCTGTAGATGAATTAAGCAAAGAAGCGGATGCTGCTTCATTGCTTAACCCTTTAATTTTATCCCAATATGTATTAAAGGTCACGGATTGTGCTTGTCCACTTTCGTTTTTAATCCATAACAACAACCCCTCGTTGGCTGGTTTTCCTTGATATTTTAATACAACCCCTTGCTTATTGAAAGTGTCCGCATCAGCATTTTGCCCATCTTTAATGATTGTTTGTAATTCTTTTCCCTGATTGGCTTGATAAGCTGCGGCAGTATTTTTTTGATCCAACTGCCTTAAATATTTAGGATAAAGATCATTGATAGTTGCAAATGTCATTTGCATCATAGTACGTTTAGCTGCATACACAAACACACTTTCATATCCACGAGGGGAATAAAATTTCAATTTTCCATCTCTTTTTCTATAGTTTGCCGTAGAAAAGACTGCGTTAACTCCAGTATTAGCCAGCCCTTTGTACGTATTCATCGTTAAATTAGAAAATGCAGAACTTATAAAACTCATAATTGTTTACGCCATATTTGCATTAAAATCTTGAACTACATCTAACAAAGCTGTGGCCAATTCTTGCTTAATATTATTAATAGCTGCCACTTGCTTATCATCTGTCATATCAATTGTTTGATGGTCCACGCGCATAAGGTTTTCAATACGTACAATCACCTGTTTAGGGGCCGCTGTAGTATTGTCATAATGGCTACGATAACGAGATTGGTCAGAACCATTATGTAAATTAGTAGACAAATCATTGTTGGTTGTAGTTGGAGTCCACTTGAAGGTATTTTTTGCATCCATAGGAGTATAAATGCGTCCCTCTTTATCTCTCCAATGTGGAGTTAATTCTGGAGCTAATTGACTCCATGTATAGGTAACTCCATTAACAGTCATTTGATCGCCTATCTTTTTGCCCCCATCTACACCACCATCAGGTAAATTATATCCCATTGGAAGCACACTGCTATATGCAGAACGATTTAAAAATGAAGCAAATAATGGTTTATATCGTGAGTCTAATAAATTATACCATGAAATTAATTGGTCAAATGTATTAGTAATATATCCAGTTGCTTCTTTTACAGAATCAAATTTATATTTAGTAGGATTATCTACTATATCTTGCATATATGCCAACCAACTATTTGTACCAAACAAACCATGTGCGGTATCAAACAAAAGTCCAAATCGCTCTTGTAAAATTTGTTGCAATCTAATTGGTGCTATGTCCTTTCCAGCGTCTGCATCCGCAAGTATCTGAGAGAAAGCCTTCCATTCATTAAACACCTGTTCCATATTTTGTCTAAGAGCCAAAACATACGCTTGTGATGATTGAATGTCTTTCAAAGTCATCTCTTCCGCTGTCTCACTACTAATATTATTCCATTTGGAATTAAAAGTAGAAGGCATATAATTTTTACGGGCACCCGACAAAATATTAAGATAATCTTGATAACTATGTGCAGACGTTAAAGCTGTTTGAAGATATTTTTCTAACGCAATACGCTGTTTATTATTAGGATCTGCGCCCATTTGTGCTAAGATTAATTGCACTGCTGCATTTTCATTTAATTGTCCACCAGACGCAATTGAGATAGAACGGCCATTTAATTGTAAATAATTTGACAATGAAGATGTGCCATCTGCAAACACTGTACGGTTACTAGTGAATTGTCCACCTAAACTATTCACCAAAGGCATAAAGGCTCTATGTACACCAAACCAAGCATCGGCAGCTTGTAACTGTTGTTTCCATACTTTACCTTCAGAGGTTTCAATATATTTGGTTTGGTCTTCCTGTTGAGGTTGTGGGCCATTTTTTTCTATCCAATAACGATGCCATAATTCAGCAGATTGAGCAATACGTTCATTTTGAGTCAACAACTCATTATTAAACGCTCGCATATTGCCAATCATTAGAGCATCAGGGTCAGTTAAATTCAATTTATCTAAACCTAATTGTCTATAGCTTTCTCCCCAAGCTTCATTCGCTAATCTGGCAGCTTCTGTAATTTTATAGGTTTGATACACTTGATAACCAATATATCCAATAGCACTTGCGGCCATTACCCCCCAACCAATTGGATTAGTTAACAAGAACGTTCCGATAGAACCTAATACACCAACTAAGGTGGTACCGCCTGTTGCACCGCCTGCGGCAATTGTTTGAGCAGCGGTAGATACACCTGCACCAGCCCCTAATAAACCTGTGCTACTAAAAATACCACGTCCTACAGCCTGGCCGATTGAGGCCATTCGTCCTAATCCGGCAAATCGACTAAAAGCATATAATTGAGTTACATATTGTACAGCCTTGCTTAATGTTGATACATATTTGCTAATACCTACCAACCAGCTACCAAATAATATACCTCTAATCATAATAAAGGTACTCATAATGCTTTGTAAAATACTAGAAATTATGCCTAAGTGCATTTGTAGCTTTACAAATCCAACCAAACCATCTTTGGCCCATTGTGGCAACAAATTCCATATTCCTATAATATTTTTAAAAGCTCCAACAATTGAGTCAACCACTCGGACAAACACATCCAACATGTCTTTTAATGCGGTAGCAAAATCTGGCGATTGCATAAGTTGAATCATGCGCTGCAAGAAATCTCTAATTACTCCCTGCATCTGCTCAAACCCTTGCATTCCCGTCTCTGTAAAAGCAGAAGTCATTTGATACCATAATCCTTGTATAGTATTCTTTTTTTCACCTGCTAAATCAGAAGACAATCCCATTGAAGAATAATTCTTATCTACAACGTCTTTGAGTTTATCCACATGACTTATCAAAGCTAAAGCACCTGGAGCAGCTGTAATACGGAACATTTGTCCAACCAAAGTGGTAAAGTCTCCGTTACTCATTCGTTTGCTGGCTTCATTCAAATCTGAAAGAATATCAGCAAAATTGCGCAAATTTCCATATTCGTCTTTAGTTTTAATACCCATTGCCTCCCAAGCAGCAGATTGCTTCTTGGTGGGGTTCATCATGTTGTTAATCATCATACGCAAAGTGGTACCGGCATGTGATCCTTTGATACCAGCATCTCCAAGCACACCAAACGCTGCGGATGAAGTTTCAAAAGACAATCCGGCCTGATGAGCAATAGTACCTGCATATTTAAAGGATTCTGCCAATTCCATCAATGTAGTATTGGTTTTGGTAAACGTCATAGTTAAAACATCAGCTGCATTATTCATTCGATTGGCTGGAATTTCATAAGCAGTCATAATGTTGGTTACAACATCGGCAGTCTCACCTAAATCAGTATCACCAACCAAAGCAATATCGGCAATAGGACGAATAGAATGCTTGATTTGATCTACATTCATACCAGCCATTGCTAAAAATTTTCCTGCTTCAGCAACTTGTGGTGCAGTATATTTGGTTTCAACACCTACTTGACGCATCAAATTATTCATCTCGTTAAATCTGGCATCAAAACCAACACCATGATCGTGAGTTGCCAAAATATTGCGTGTGGTCTGCGCTATATTGTTATAATCTGAGGCATCTCTAAATACACTGGTTACTCCAGTAAACAATGAACTCAATCCATACGCAATACCCATTCCCTTAATCATCTCACCGGCTACATTAGCACCAGTATTTGCATACGTTGGACCTAACACTTGACGAGTCGAAGGGTATAAATAAGTGCTATGACCGGCACCACCACTTGTACGGGACGTTCTAGAACTTGTACCGGCAGGAACAGCGGCTGGATTAACTGTTCTGGAAGCTCCAGAAGCGGTAGCGGTTATGGTAATATTACTTTGAGATTTTACTTGCTGTATCTTACGGATTAAAGCATCAAGACTATTAATAGCGGTTTTAGTATTGGCTTTCGGATGAATATATCGTTTATTGATATTGTCAATAGAAGCCTGTGTACTCTTTATTTTTTTCGCCAAATTAGTCAAATCTACTGCTGCACTCCTGGTGTTTAATGTAGAGGTTCCACCAATAGTTGTTGCGCCACGCCCAACCTGTACCCGGTTATTAGACATGGTGGTTTGTGCTTGTGCTTTTACTTGCGATAATAGATTTAACACACGTCTTAAACCTGCCTCTGCACGAGAAGTATCAAGCCTAATTTCCACTCGCCCCTTATTCAATGAAGCCAATGCAGAATTAACCCTGCCGATACCTTTAGTAATCGTATCAAAACGCCTGGAGAGTGCTTCCATTTGTGCGGTTGCCTCTTGAAACTTTCTGATAGACTCTAAAGCTGGGTCAGAATTAACATTTATTTGATAATTAACTACATAATTTTCTGCCATCCTTTTAAAAATTTATTTTTAAAGAATAGCCTTTTGATTAGTCTAAAGATTGAAAAAGCCCCTTATCCTTAACTGGATAAAGGGCTAAAAACGGAAAGAGAAGAAATTTTATGCAAGCATTCCCAAAGCATTAGCTTGCTGGGTAATTAACATTTTGCTATGCAGCCAATAAGCTTCTTCCGAGAGCATAGCAAAACTTTCATCATCTAATTCATCTAAATTTACGCCGGGAAAATAATGGCGAATCATTATTAAACGATGTCTAAAATATTGATCGTCTTTTACTTCCCAGCTTTTGATAAATTTACGACTTTACCCTGTCGCATTTCAATCAATTGGGCCAGATGAGGCATTAGACCATACAGAAACAAAGATTCATCTTTAATAAGCTCTTTGTCTCCGTCCAAAAAACAATCTTTAGCCAACTCACGCATGGCACCGGCCTGGTCTTTTTGAGAAAGCGACAAATATTTACTAAACGCCGGAAATGGCGGCTGCTTGAAATATCCAATATAATACGGCTTTTCCCCGGCTTCTACATCTCCAAGCACCATAATGGGGTAAATACGTTTCAACTTAGGGTCGTTTTGTTTCAATGTTGTAATCTTGTTTGCAATCTCACTCTGGACCTTCTCAGAAGAGAAATAATCTTCGTTCATATTTTCCATAACTTTAATATTAATGTTTTATCAAGAATAGCGTTTGATAGTAATTGAAGTTTTGTGTTGACTGTATTTTATATGTTAAATTGATAAGAAAAAAAGAGGTGGATATATTACCCACCTCTCAAAACACACCATATTAGAAGTTATAGCCACGAACTAGTACCTTCACCGGTAATAATATCAAAAGGATTCAATTGGAATTCTTTTGTGATATTGGTGTCATCTTGTTTACTTTCAAAACCATCTTCATTAAAAATACAGCCTTTTAAAGTGACGGTCTCGGCAGTCCAATCTTCCCCGGCATACGCATTGGTAAATGAGATAATCAAGTCAAATTCTCCCAAATCCATTAATGAACCTGCCAATGCTCGAAGTTGAGATACAGTATTGTAATCCATAACAATAGATGCTGTACAAGTTTTGTTTCCAAAACCGCGATTAATAGGATTACCACCAATACCATAATTGTTTTCTACTTTACGTGTCTTGTTCCATTTGATTTCCGATACTCCCTGCATAATAGTAGAATCTTCCGACACATCTAATGCAGGAATGGAAATACGAATCATGGACCAACTATACGCGACATTATTAATTATAGCCATTTTGTCGATTATTTGTTAGTTAATGCCAAACCTTCAACTACTTCAATACGCGCTGCTACACCTACAGGAACTAACGAGTATTTAATAATCAATGTGTCGTTTTTCAACACATTTTGATTCTTGTCAATTGTTACTGAGAATCCAGAAATTTCTTCATTATTCTGCATTGTGGTCAGAATATCAGAAACAATATTCTGGAACATGGTAATTTTTGCAGTAGACAAATATCCCGTACTAGGATCAACTTTTAATGGCGAGTTGACATAAGGCAACAAAGCGTTACGAACAGCACGTCTTGACTTATGAATAGTACGGTTACGAGCAATGGTACGATAATCACCATCCGAACAAGTTTGGTCTTTCGAGAAATACACTCCGCTTTCTAAACCGGAATATTTACACAAAAAGACATATCCTTTGTCATCCAAATCATCCAACTGGATTTTATTCAGTGAAGAATATTTTAATGAACTGGTCAGTTTATCATCTGCAACAGTTGCGTCACCGAATCCCATTTCAATATCAGGGAAATAACCAATCAAATTAAATTTATTAACCCAAGCGATTGATTCTTGCACATTAGCATTTGCCAAACATCCCAAAGCTGCGCCAATATTACCAACTGGTGTCACATTAGGGTTGGCTACCTGCATGGCTGTAACATCTGCATCAAGCCCTTGACCTAACAGAACTGTCACAAAACGTGCGCCAATTATACAAGATGGAATCTTGCTTAACTCAACTTGTTTTTTAGGTTCATCAGCAGTTGCAATAACGGCAGGGTTTGCACTAAGCACGATAGAGAGTGGAGCGTTTTCATCTGCCAATGATGCTGCTTTAGATTGTAATCCTGTAACCAAATCAATGCTGTATGTTTCTGCCATCTCATCGGTTTGCTTCCACAAAGACTGTTCGGTCCACACACCAAGCTGATTAATCATACCATGTGCTGCTCGCTGCATCTGGTCGATTGCACTCCAGTCTGTACTACAGTCAGCAAACATAATAAATAGTCTGCCACTATCACCTTGAATACCAAAGAAATGCTTGATATGATAATACGGAATACCAAACAACAAATCTACATTGCTATCAGCACTATATGGGGTAATACCCAAATCTTTTAAATCATCCATTGAGTTAATCTCAATAACTGTGCCTTGCAATTTATCTTTAGCTGCAAGTCCTGCACCTTCATCAAAGAAACTTTCTTGTTTGGAAATATCAAACAGCAATCCGGTAACTTTTTCAGTTGAGGTTGTTGAGCTACTGCCAATATTGCCATCAGTATCGCTCATAAAAACACCACCTAATGCCATATTTTGTTATCGTTTATTGTTTATAATACGGATTTTGATAAAGAATAGCATCTGAAACCAAATTAGGTTGTGTATGTTCTGGGTACACACCACCTTTTACGTCAATATATAGGCAGGAATAATTCGGATAGGATGCCAATATCTTTTTTACATTTTCAGGAATTTCCACAGATATATCAGGAGCAGTGTCCGATTGATGGTTCATTGTATCTGTTGGCTCTTCTGTTGTCTTAGTCGGTTCTTCTATTGTTTGATCCGGCTTTTCTGTTGCGGTCTCTTCACTCTGTGTTGTTATGTCAGAGGCTGCTTGTTCTGCAACTTGACCAACTTCCTGTGCCTGAACTTCTTCAGGAGTTTCTGTATTTTTACGTCTTGCCATAACTTTTAAATTTAAAAAGGGGAATGGAGCACTACCTCCACTCCCCAAGAAATACATGTGATATAATTTGGTTTAACCTGCTGTATTGGTATAAGCAGTCCAACATACAATCTCAGCAGGGCGAACAATGTTGACATCCATTTTCATACGCATCTGGAAGAAATACAACTCGCTGTTTGCCTGTAAGCGTTCTACTTTCACAACTTCTGTGTCGTTAGCGTAATCTACACCCATCCACAAGTTAGAATTCATACCAGTGGTAAATTCACCAAGAACAATGGTATGTTCGGGAATCCCCACAATAGGCACAATACGCTTACCCTTAAAACGGTATTCATTTACCTTGGTGTTGTCCGAATACTTCACCTGTTTATCGCTCAGATACTGGTCATACAAATCCCAAATATCCCAACCACAGATAAAGACCAAACCGGCTTTTTTACGAATCTGCTTTGGACATTTTTTCCACATAGCGTTGAAAGCGGCTTCTACATTTTCGCCTGTAGATAACTCAGTGGTTCCTGCAATAACAACTTGTCCACCGGCCTTTTCTTCTGCACTGGCATCTGTAGCTGTATTTGCCAAAATACGCTTGATGACACCATCAAAATATTTCATCGGACCGCCAGCATTTTCACCACCAATTTCTGTACCGCCTGAAGGAGCTGTAATTTTAGCAGCAGATGTACCGCCTTTAGCTGAACACCAGATAGATTCACCGATATACTCATTCTTCTTATCCATCAGCAAACGCAACATAGTTGCCTGAATCTTCGGATCAAGCTCGCGGAACACCAAATTACCATCCGGCTGAGCGAATTTCCAATACTTTTCATAATCTCGCGGATTGAACTCCAGATATACCATGAACTCTTTGGGTTCCAGATAACGTTCTGTGAATGTGTACTGGTTCAAACCTCCAGCTGTTCCTGCACCGGCCCCCTGTGTAGATGTCGGAGTTGGAACATTATCTTGGATAATTTTACCCAACTGAACAGATGGAATAGTGTATTTGTGCTGAATGCCAGATTTAATATGAATCAAACCTTCTTGATAAGTATCATTTCCTTGGGCGGTATAGGTTAACAAATCTTCTAAAACCTCACCGGCATAAGTGTTTTGTGCAAAATTTACTGAACTTGCCATATCTTATTACTTGTTTTAGTCAAGTTTCTTAAACTGGAAGTCTTTGCCTACTGCGGCTTCAACTTTCTGAGCCAACTCTTTTTCAGCATCGGTCATACCGGTTGCTGCATTGTCGATGTTGGAAGGATCATTTGCGATTTGAGCAGAGATTTTATCACGTTTTGCAATTGAATTCAAAGTAGCTTGAACCATTTCAAAATTACCTTGCGCCATTTCTACCCATTTAGATTTTGCGCTTGCGTCAATTTTTCCATCAGAAATAGCATCATCAACAAATTGTTCAATAGCTGCATTGCGCTGCGCTTGCTCTGCATCTTTATAAACCTTCAATTCGTTCTTTACTGACGCTAATTCGTTTTGTACATTGGTCAATTGTGCATCCAGCCCTTCTTTTTGAATTTTCAAAGTATCATAAGAGTTTTGAATCTCTTTGACTTTCTTCTCAGCTTCAATCAAGGCATTGATACGAGTAATGACTGAATTAACTTCAGTACCCTTATCCATACCAAGCTGGGCACATACAGAACCAAATGCAAAATTCTGTTCTTCGTTCATAATTTTTTGTGAATTTGAATTTTCTATATGATTTTGATTAGGAATAGAACTGGAATTGTCAAGTGGTTTAAAATTGCCCAGTTCGGTATTGATAGAAGCCATTATTTTTTGTAACGCATTTGCTTCTACCACCCCTTCAATTTGATTTTTAACTTTGTTGCAAATCTGCTTAGAAGTTTTTAACACACATTCCGGAGAGATAATGCCGGCCTCAACTGCGGATTTAGCATCAAAATAAGTACCATCACATCCTTCTGGCCCATCCATGATCTCGCGTACTTTGGCTTTTGACAATCCGAAACGTTTGTGATAAATAGTCTCAATTTGTTTTTGGAATGCGTTTATCGTTTGTTCATTGTCGGGATTTGTCTCACCTTCTTCGCGAATAAATGGATTGTGAATCATCAAAATGGAATAATCGCGCATATAAGAACGGGTGCCGGCAGCCCATAATACTGAAGCCATTGAAGCGGCCAACCCTTCAATAATCGTTTCAACTTCGATAGGGCATTGCTGAATGATAGCGAAAGTTCCCATACCATACAGAACACTTCCACCTTCACTATTAATGCTGATAATAATCTTGGAAGGTTTGATATAATCCTGTACCCATAAAAACTCATCGTTAAAACAGCGTGTGCTTTCTTCATCAATACGACCATAAAAGCGCATGTAAACAGGTTTAGACTCTTGGACTTCACCCACTACATATTTCAATTCATCTGCTTTCATTATAACTTTTTTCACAAGAATAGATGTCTGCAAATGATATGGTTGCATTATTCGTCTTCTGTATCGTCTGTTTCTGGAGTTTCTGGTTGTTCTATCTCAACAGAAGGCTCAAACTTAGCCACCTCTTCAATTGTAGGAGTTTTATGGTCGCCATGATTATCTGTATCGTGTTCTGTAGCATCACTATGATTAGTAAACGGCGGCATAACCAAATATCTATCAACCCAATTACGATACTGAAATGCAGAACTGGTGCGGAACCATACTTCATAGTCTATCCAATAAGGCTGTAATCCGTTATCCAAAGATTCTGGCATATCAAAATAAGTAAGGTTGCATCGTTCGTTTAATGCCGGCTCTTTGTCTTTTGCGTCTTGAATAGCCGTGTTGATTTGATTAAAAACACGAAAACCATGTGTTTCCACATAATCGTCACTATTATTTAAATCATTCAATACAAACCGAATACGCATTGTGGCCCGTCCCTCACCAATTCTTTGCTGAGCCACTAAATAACGTACATTGACAAATCGAATAAAAGCTGCTGGAAAAGCAATGGCATATTCAGTGTTTTCTTTTGATCGAACAATACGTTCAAATTGGCCATTATCAATTTTTATTGTTTGAAATAATAAAGGTGATGTGTCATCTTCTGGGTTCACATGCAGAGACTCCAATACCCTTCTGACCGCGTAATAGATTTGCTCTAAAGGGTTGGCTTCCACCTCTTCTATTGTTACATTGTCATCATCTGGCAGCATAGGTAAATCTTCGTACAAATCATTGCCAACAACTTGCTTAGACTGCTCTGAATGAACAAGCTTATTTTTTTTATCGACTATCATTTGGGAAATCCATCAAAAATACGAATACTAAGAGATGACAATCTATCTGCAATTACAGTAGAATACCCAATAAATTGTCTTTGTGGTATAAAAGCTGCTCCCTGAGTAGCACCTACTTTTGCACCACCTTCATTATGTATGGCGGCATAACAGAAATTTCGTCCGTATTGACGTTTGCTAAATTTAAACATATCCGGGTCAGTAAAAATCTGTACACCGCGTTGTTTACCTGAACTAACTCTATCCCATACAATTGAATGCTTTAAAGTGCCGGTTTCCTCTAACAAAGGGTGTGTTTTGGGTTTACGCTTTTTCTTCACCGAAGCCTGTAAAAATTTGTGCGACCAGTAATACGATTCTTTTCTGGGCTGCCAGGCAAAAGTTCCGGCAGAGTTAAAACGTCTCAGATAAAACGAATCTTTAAATACTTGTTTAGCCGCATTTCCAATCAGCGTCTCAAAATTGAATATATTAACTTCAAATTTATTTGGCAATCTGAGCCATTGCTGAGCTAATTGTTTAGGAGTTATTTGCTTTCCAACCATTTGTCTTTGATATTTTGTGCTATCTTTTTAAGACGTTGTTTATATTTTTTTGGAATAACAAAGTAAGAATGGGCATCACTAAATATGCGCCCACCAGTAGCTACGCTTTCTTTAAATACCGGATTTACAAAATCTGGCATTTCGGTAACTTGTCCCATCACTTGTGTAACTTTATGTTGATGATTAATAACGTTCCCACTTTCTTCAACCAAAAAACATCTGCATCCATGTTCAATTGGGGGTATTAACCATGCTGGAAAAGAAGATTTGGGGTAACTTGTGCCTTCTAAAGCCATGTGCCAAGGGCGTACCTTATTATCCCCTTGTGTCATATAAGTTAAAACACTGTTAGAAGCAAAATGAATCCATCCAGCAGCAATTCCCATTGCATATTCAATGTCCTTATTCTCAATATTGGCATAAATGTCATTGTATCTGTCAAAAACATCAATACAATCTGCCATATCATTTTCATCCTCAATATCAAAATCATCTGGCAGTGCCTGGCTCATTTGGAATTCTTCAGCTACAGCAAAATCTACCAGATTATCTAATGCGGCCAACAATATTGTACGTTGCTCATTCTCCAATTGGGTTAAGCTTTCATTATGATTACGCAATAATTCCAATGCTTTTTCAAAGTCTATATTAAATCCCTTGATTGCATGATTGAAAGCAAATTCTGCACGCAAACTCATCATTTCTTCTAATAAATCCCATCGGTCTTCTAAATTTCCATAATCACGTAAGAACTTTTTAAATATCTTGTAGATAGCTAAATACTCGGCTTTATCTTCATCTTCTTTTATGGAATCTGATGTAGCTTGAACGGAAGAAGAACCGCTATCTTTTATTCTTCTTCCGTCAGAAAATTTACCTTATTCGTCACGCGGCGTTCTCCACGTCCATGACCATATCGTTTGTAATATTCTTCATCCGACATAATACCACGATCATTAGAACTGCCCCCAACCATGCCACTGGTACCACCAACTATGCCTGAAGTTGCATTGAACTGTTTGCCAACTATAATACCAAACTCTTTTTCTATCTCATCAGCAGATACTTCATATTTATCTGTAATAAATGAATATAGATTGATTTTATCTTTATTGCTCATCTCTACACGATTGGCATATTTAAATTCTAATCCGGGTTTGATATATCCCATAGCAACCAACCTCGGTAATACCTCTTCATTCATTACATTTTCAATGTATTCTCGATATACTTCTATACGTTCTCGAAAAATGTCTTGATGAGCATTGGTGGAACCAACATAAGACTGGGTTTCACCAGCCATAGATTCGCTACCTACAATCAAATTAGACACTTCTTTGTTTACAAAATCTATTAAACTACTGTAGATATGCTCAGAATTTGACATGGTAAACGTTTTTATATCCACATCATCATTCAAGCCGGTAACAATGATTTTGTTTTGAGCCGCATTAGCTATGTTTTGCGCTAATCGCTGTCTATCTTGTATAGATTCTGACTCTGTTTTTCCATGAATAATGGGTTGTCCGTATGTATGGCTAAAATTCACATAATTAGCTAACGTAAATTTTTTGGCTAAAATCAAAGGGGTTGTAGCTGAAAATAATCCAAGTGTCCCAGTATTTATCAATATATAATTAGTTGTATATTGAGCAGCATCAATATCCCATCCGGGCATCCATTGGCCTTGGTGTTGCACGACACGTCTTTGGTTGGGCAACACATTACGCCGCTCAATGATATTTACTTCTGCCAATTTACCCGTCAAAGGATTTATTTCTGGCATAATTTCCAATAAAGTATATCCATACCACTTAGACTCTACAATACCCTTAATAATTTTAGTAAATTGAGAACCTAATATTTTCTTTGTTTCTTCAACATCTTTAATGTATTTGCCACGTTCATTTTGTTTGGCTAACATATATCGTTCTCCAATAATCTGAGACTCTACGGTTTCCAATACTGCACTTAAATGCGCGTCTTGTTGCACACATGCGTCATATAAATCCATCAAAGCTCCACGATCATCTAGCACAACACCTCTCGATACCTGTGATTGTACAGATTTATATCGACAATGACGATCAATCTCCCTCACATATTCTTGTATTGTTTTTTTGCTTGTTCTGAATATGCTTTCTAATGGAGTGCCATGAAATGTAACATTTGAGTTTATTATATCCATCTTCTAAAGTTTTTGAAAGAATAGATTGCCCGTGAATACTTGGTTTCTCAAATGCCCATATCTATATATTCTACCTGCTTTTAAATAAAATATATTGTATTGTATAACATGCTGTATTATAGCGATATAGCTATAAAATATATGTTAAACTTATGTATTTATTATGTCATTATAGGTAATTGTTATATATTTGTAGCGATATTTTTTAAGTTAAACTATAATTTGTTTTAAACATGAGTAAAGATTTTAAGTATTTTCGTATCAAAATGTCCTATCAAGGAACAGATGCAACAGGAGCCATAGTGCCTATCAAAACTGAAGATATAGTAATGGCTGTTTGTTACTCAGATGCTGAAGCGATTGCGTATAAATTAGCTGAAGGTAAAAACGAGTATGGTGAAGTCGATATTGAAATCGTAAAAACCAAAATCTCAGAAATTGCTTATAACGACACATTCGCAACTGACACAGAATTAATCGGAGGATTAATTAGTTACTATTTTGAAGAATCAGAAGACACTGAAGTTGGACTATATCAAGTTTCTTTGGTTTACTTCAATTTGGATGAAAAAACGGGCAAAATCAAAAATGAAAAAAGTACGATTTATGTGCCGGCATATTCATCTTCTGAAGCAATAGAAAATGTACGAGATTATCTTAAACAGGTTGGTGAAACACGGGAATATACAATTCGCAATGTCAAATACGACAAAGCTCAATCTGTAATGGTAACTCCAGAAACTCACAAAAACAATACCCAAATTTAATATGATTCCGGTAAAAGGGACTGGAAGCATCATAAATGTTCAATGTACAGAAATAGCTCTTCCGGAATTCCCAGAACTCCTATTTGGAACTCATGTTGATAATAGCAGATTTTTTGATGCTACTCACTATCTTTCAATAAAAGACCCAAATCACAAATTGAGTGTCGAAGACTTTTTCAAAAAATTTGATTTTCAAATTAATGCAATTGCAAAAACTTACCAAATCTCAGAAAAAGAATTGGCCATTATCAATACTGTGGGGCACCAATTGATTAACGGATGTTTATGTTATCCGTTCCTATCTTATGTTGATCCGCAATTCTGCGTTTATATCAATGAAATCATAGACGAATTATTTACTGTCGGCATTGTCGTGTCAGACACCCATTTATTGACTCTTGTCAAAAAGAGGTTAACGCCAGAATTGTTAAAACAAATCTGGAATGACGGAGAAGAAATGGCGTAAGGCTCAGCCTGTACTAATCTTTAATCGAAGGAAATTATTATCGTTAATTGCGTCTTCAGTTAATGAAGCTGCTAAATTCAGTGGGTTACGCCCAGGAAATATATCAAAAGCTTGTACTGGAGCACTCATTTCTAACGGTATGTATTATTTCCGATATATAGATAACAGTGTTGAAGTGGATTTGTCTGATATTGGATCTCTCAAACTTGAAGAATATGATAAATTATGTGGCGTGCAGCGTACGGTGTACGCTACAATGGCTATGAATAGAAAAAATTGGACCTATAAAAATAAAAAATATGAAAATCAAAATTTTTAGCACATCAAAACATCAACTTCCTGCTTATGCCACTGCTCAATCAGCAGGATTAGATTTACGAGCAAACATCGAATCTACTGTTATATTAAATCCAGGCCAACGAATATTAATCCCAACAGGATTGCATATTCAATTACCTGAAGGGTATGAAGCAAGAATACAACCGCGTAGTGGACTGGCTCTTAAAAAAGGCATTACTTGTTTAAATACTCCTGGATGTGTAGATGCCGATTATCGTGGAGATATAGGAGTAATATTAATTAATCATGGGACAGAGCCTTTTAAAATTGAAGACGGAGACCGTATTGCTCAAATGATTATTTCTAAGTATGAACAAGCTGAATGGGAACCTGTGTTGTCCTTGGATGATTTGGAACACACTGAAAGAGGTGAACAAGGATTTGGGCATACTGAAATAAAATAAAATCTCTTCATAACAAAAGAGGGTGAGCCACTACTATTGACTCACCCTTTAAAAATTTATATCAAATGGAAAATTTTTCAACTCAAAATAAAGATGTTTTGATAAATAGAATTAAATACTACAATCAAACATATAGAATTGGACACCCGGAGATTTCTGATGCAGAATACGATCAATTGGTTGATCAATTAAAACGCATTGATCCAAACAATGAATGGTTCCAGCACATTGAACCTGCCATCATACCTAATAATCGAAAACGAACCTTACCTGTTCCCATGAAATCACTTAATAAAGTGAAAAGCATGTCAGAATTAAAAAAATGGTATCAATCTTTAGGATTAACCCAAACTACAGGGTTGGTATGTATGCCTAAATTCGATGGCTTATCGTTGCTATGTAATGAAATAACTGGAGAGGCATTCTCACGAGGTGGCGCGGAAAACGAAGGTCAAGATTGTACGGCACATTACCAAGATATGCCACATATAAAACACAAAAATGGTTTTCAATACACGTATGGAGAATTTGTGATTAGTAGAGCCAATTGGCATCAATACTTTCAAGGTAAAAATTCAGAATTAACCGGAGAACCATTCAAATCACCTAGAAATACAGCAGCTGGACTGCTAAACCGTGATAATCCATGCCGATACTTGCAATACGCTACTTTTTTTCGTTATGGTATAAACGCACCCTTATTGAAAAATTATACTACATTTTACACATTGATTGAAGACATTTGTACAATTTTCAATCAAGAACATCTTTATGGTTTTTATCATTTAGATGAGTTGACAGAAGATGTATTAGCTAATTTGTTTAAGGAGTGGAGCGCATTATATCCGATAGACGGAATTGTTGTTTATTTAAATGACTTATATTTGTGGGAAGCAATTGGTCGTCACCAAACAACTGGAAACCCATTATATGCGATTGCGTATAAGCATCCGGATTTTACAGAGACTTTTGAAACAACCGTTAAAGATATTACATGGAAAGCAAGTAAATCTGGTGCCTTAAAGCCTGTAGTAAATATTGAAATGGTCGATACTGGAGACTGCAATATGGAAAATCCAACAGGATATAATGCCGGATGGATTAATGACCACGAAATCGCTAAAGGAGCAAAAATTTTAGTTACACGTTCCGGAGGGGTAATACCTAAAATCCTCTCTGTAATAGAACCTGCAAATGAAACTGAGCAAAACGATCTATGGGACGATCTAGCTGAATGCCCACATTGCCAATCTCCTACACGATGGAACGAAAATGGTATAGAATTATGCTGTACCAATCCTCAGTGTGATGGAAGGTTATTGGCAAAAGCCGTGTTCTTTTATACTACTTGCGGAGCTGAAAATATAGGTGAAGAAACATTGGCCAAAATATTTAAAGCCGGATATACCACAATTCCACAAATGCTCAATGTAACTTATGGCCAATTAATCCATATTGATGGCTTTGGAGACGGTATTGCTAATATTATTTTGGATAACAATCAACGAATCATGCAAGGTGTGGATGCCGCTACACTCATGCAAGCCAGTGATTGCTTTACAGGTGTGGGCAAAATTAAAGCTCAAAAATGGCTGGATGAAATAGGACAGGAAAATATAGATTTGTTTTATAAACAACAATACATATTAGCTTCTCCGGATTCAGAACAATTCAAACAATTAAATAAGACCCAACAAGCTTTTGCCATAGGATTGCCATTATTTTATCAATTCGTAGATGATACACAAATCCCAATACTGCTTCCACAACCAGCACAAGATAATCAAAATGGGGTATGCGCAAACATGTCTGTTTGTATGTCTGGATTTAGAGATGCAAAAATAGAGCAATATATTAAATCAGAAGGTGGCACAATCGTTAGTGGTGTCTCTAAAAAGACCACACATCTAATCGTCAAAGACAAAGCTGCCACATCTTCAAAAATAAATAAAGCTTTGGAATTGGGGGTTCAAATTATAGATATAGATGAATTTAGCCAAAAATATGGATTTTGTATATAATTGGTTTACAGTGGTATATATAAAATAATTATATCTAATTGACAATAATCGTATATATATTTTGATAATTAAATAATTTCATATACCTTTGCTGTACATATTTAAAATGATATAGTAATGGCAAAGAAAAATCAATTAACAAAAAGCGATTATCTACCGATGGATGAGCTTAAAAAATTACTCAACAAACTCCATCAAAATAAAAAATACATCTGGGAGCTTTATGTGCGCGTATCGTTTTGTACAGCACTCAGAGCCTCAGATGTATTGTCATTAACATGGGCCGACATCTTAAATAGAAGTTATTTGGTAAAAACCGAAAAGAAAACTGGGAAAACCAGAAAGATACCGTTTAATGATAGAGTGCAACGGTATATTGAAGAACTGTACCTTCTGCTCAAACGGCCTAATCCTAATGAGTTAATTTTCAGAAGTAGAGTAACAGGCCAGCCATTTACCATTCAATATGTAAACCAAACAATAAAAAAATGGAAAGAGTCATATCAAATTAAAATAGACAATTTCTCAACACACACATTCCGGAAAACATTTGGTAGGTATGTTTATGACAACCACAAAGATAAAGGTGCGGCATTGATATTACTGAACCAAATATTCAAACACTCATCTTTGGAAATCACAAAAGTTTATTTGGGTATCAGAGAAGATGAGGTTAACAATATCTTCGATTCTATTTCTATCTAAAAATTTTTAAGTCTTCAAATTAAATTGAAGGCCCATCATCTCAATTGATTGCACTTACAGTGCCCTTATCTGTTTATTATTTCATGCGGATTACCCCGCACAAAACTGATTTTTACATGAACCAAAAACAAGATGAAGGACTGTACAATGTGCATCCTGCTCCATTTACATGTAGTCTCTGTGGAAAAACAGACGATCTTTCAAATTATGACCCATCTGAGTATCTGTTACTCATGCACAAGCATCATGTATGTTTTCATTGCGCTTTCTGGATGGATAAAATTCAAAATCCTCCAGTTAATCGGGAAATTATAAATGGACACCATTATATTATTCATCCATTCGCAAAACGACCTCACAATGTGATTTTAGGATTCGGGGGGCATGAATTTTATATACGGAGATTTGATGGTACATTGATTAAATCCAACAACGTATGGCATCAGGGGAAAATCCCGGAACACTTTCGTAAAGACTTGCCTGACACTGCCGACTTCCTGACTTTAATGGATTTCCAGAAATTAAAAAACGACCCATACAAATGTATGGCCAAAGGTTGCTGGGATCGTTATCACTGTTTACGTTATGACCAATCTTGTGAAAAGGACGGGCCATTCAATATTATCCCCGATTCACACATCCCAGGAAATGAACATTGTCCTTCTTTTGTTAAACCATACAACGCCATAGAACCATGATATATGTAATAAGTATTTTGTCATTAGCTCAAATTATTTTCATCTCAATTTTAATGTATCAACAACGTGTCCAGAGAAAACGCCTTCAGTTGATACTGCAATACCAACAGTTGTTATTGATTCATTCTCAATTCGGAAATGATGCGCACGAAATGTTGTTATGGAAAGACAGGTGCGACATCATCAAATGGCAGAAAGAATTAATATTAATGGAAAACTATGAAATGGCCAATGAAACGAAAAAGGCTACAGAGCGAATCGCAAATATGATTAATTATTATCGTGATAATTTACAAGCACATGAAAACAACTAAAGACATATTAAACCAACAGTGGGAACAGTTTGATGCCCAGTCATTCTTGAAAAACGACCCACTGCAAGTGGTCAAGTCTATGATAGAGAAGAAACCAAACTCTATCGGAGATATAGAGATTTGCGCTATATTGACTGCAACTATTGCCTGGGGACAACGCGAACAAATCATCAAAACAGCCAACTCAATAATGGATTACTGTAATTGGCAACCTTTAGAATTTATAAAATACGGAGATTTTTATGATATTCCGGACGAACAAAATATATATCGCACATTAAAAGGTAAAGCCTTTAAAGAAATGTGTCATAAAATGAGATTGTTCTATAATAAATACAATTCTATACAAAACGCAATCATTCAGAAAAAAGCAAGCGTTGGTGATTTAATAGACTTATTGTCAAATTGGGGAGAGTCTGCAAGATTAGGTAGTCCATCACGTAATTCAGCTTGCAAACGTATTAACATGCTGCTTCGATGGATGGTCCGAAAAGATGATATAGATTTAGGGTTATGGCAAACCGACCTGATTACTCCGGCAACTTTATATGCAATTTTAGATACACATGTTGCTCAACAGGCTACACGGATGGGGTTGATTTCTTATCCGAAAGAAAGCTGGAAGGCTGTACTTGAACTGACTGACGTTTATCGCTCATGGGACTCTAAAGACCCGATAAAATATGATTTTGTATTAATGACTAATAATTTGCAAAGATGACTGTAGTATTATTTTTATTTTTAATCTTGATCGTTGGATTCGTAATTTTTTTAGGCGTAATTATTCAATATCAGGCATGTCAACAATGCCCTTTTCACGATAAATGCGAACAATTAATGAACGAGGGCAAACCGAACTTGTGCGAACAAAATAATATAGACCGAAATGTATGGAACAATCAAACAAGCTGCCTGTAGGATTAGAATATATTGACGGCCAACTTTATTTATATAGATGTCCCAAATGTGGTCGAGAAAACTATATTTTGAATGTTTCACTTGGAATATGTACCTGGTGTGGATATAATGCCAACTTGGACTATCCTAAAACTCTAAATGACAACCAAAATGAACAAGATAACAGATAAACAACGTGTCTCTGTACAAGAGATGAAAGAATATTATGCTCAGAATTATCCGTTTGAACCGAACAATCGGCGCGTAGGACGATTGGCCAAACAACTGGGCTTTAAACTGGTCAAGCAAATGATTAATCGCAAATATGAATATTTTTATATTAAAGCAAATCAAGATTAATGAACATGTTTAAATAAATAATATGAAGCATAGTCTTGCAGATTTTAAAGGCAGATACCATTCTATGCCGTCCACTATCATGGATTTATTAACTGGCGATGCGTTTCTTATATTTTCCAGAATATATGCTCATAGTAAAAAAACAATATGTGAAGATGAAATTCAAATCTCAGCAAAAACATTAAGTAAACTTACAAGACGAAGTGAAAGAAAAGTCGCCCAAAGCATCAAAGAACTGGAAGATATTGGATTCGTTTTTGTCAAAGGAAGTGAACGTGGAAAACGAACATATATTATCAATTGGGATGAAATTTACAAACTCAATCAATTTACATCTGGAATTTCGTATGAGGGAATTGCCAAACTGAATGAAATATGTCATTCAGATAATGGTATCACTCCATTTTCTCAAATACCTAAAAATATATTAGATGAAATATCAGCAGATTTTAAATACGATTCCAAATCTGCTGCAAATCCTGCATTAAATACCGAAAATGCAGCAGATTTGGAAACATCCGGCAATCAATCTGCTGACATTTCTGCATTAAATACCAAAATGTCAGCAGATGGTCAAACAAGAATAGTTCAATCTGCTGCAAATCCTGCATTAAAGGACGAAATTGCAGCAGATGAAAATAAAACTGCTGACATTTCTGCATTAAACGCCGAATTTGCAGCAGTTTCTCCGGTTACAATGCAAAAATTGCAGCAGATTTATGGTCTAGATACAGCAATTGCAGCAGATTCATCGCATATTATCTTGGAACAGGATGGAGAAATTCATCTTTATGTCAAATTATCTGGTGCAGAACAAATAATCGCGCGAAAAATAGGGATAAATAGTGTAAAACTCGTTTTTTCATCTGCTGCAAATTCTGCATTAAATACCGAAATGTCAGCAGATGGAAAAAAATCTGCTGACATTTCTGCATTAAAGGACGAAAATCTGCTGACATTTGGTACATCAGTAAATATATATAATAAATATAATAATAAAAATATATATAAAGGGGGAGAAATACAACAAGATTTAAATTTAAGCTTAGGCAATGACTCAGGAGAAGATCCTCAGCTTCCTTCAAAAAATGATTTTGTCCGAACATGGTTTGATTCACGTGAACTTTCTCTTCCAGTTCTTTCATTATCCGATTTTGAACAGATAATCTCCCAGCCTAAATTTCGGGATGGGGATGAGGATGAAATAATCAGGTATGTTTGGGATAGTATCAGCTTCTCAGAAATGGAAGAAGCAGATAATTATCGTTTCCCAGCGATGGAATTAAAACGTATCATTGAAAATGCTTGGGTCGAACAAAAAGAAATTAAGGGAGATGATATGACCCTTTCAGAACAGGATGCTAAAAATATCTTCGGGTTCGATTTGGAAGAACAGGACGGAGAACTTTTCTGCATCATAACCCCCAGTAAGCTCCGTGATATTTCTTGCACTACAAAAGAAAGCTCAGTTCACACAAGGGTTAGAAACGAACAAGATAGAAAAAGCCGAATATCGTTTATTGACTCAATTCAAGAAATTGCAGATATTGATATTGAAAAATTATCGGCGGCAGAATATGCAACCCTGTTAATGGTAGATTATGTCAAAGAACGGGCCGAAAACGGACAAGCACGTCCGGATGAAATAACGAAAACGCAATATCGGGAATTATTAAAAGATTGGGCACAAACAGCAAACGTGCCTGAGAACGATCTAAAATTACTCTGGAAAGAAATTCCGCAAAAAGGACGTGTGCGTTTGAGTTATATGCAATTGCTTCCAGATAAAATTTTTAAATACAACCATGAACATGATGATTGTATGGATGTAGAAGAACTTTATAACAAAAAGATGGCTGAAGAGGGTTGACTCCCAGCCATCTTTCTTTTTATTGTTCGGCTCTGGCTAAAAAATCGCGCCTGATTTCCATTTCTGCTGCCAGTATTGCCACAGCGTCTTCTTCTCTTCTAAAATAATTGCCGGCTAAATATCTTTTGTTGCTTGTAGCTTTATTTTTTTCAATATCTGATGTGACCTGCATTTTATCTGTGATGTACCAGTATCGTTCATTGAGGTCAACACGCATATTTACCGGCTCAATGCGTTTCAAATAATGGTTCCATGATTTTCCAGCCTTATTTAATTCTGTTTCTAAAGCTTTTCTTGGATAATCGGTGGGTTTGAAAGATGTAAAGGAGAAATCGTTGACGTTGCCTAAATATTCGTGCATATTGAATTTGACTGTTTCGCCTTTATAACAATAGCAATACATGATTATCTCTCCAGATTTTTGAATTTGACGGACTACACCATACCCATCTTTGCCTGTTTGATGGTCTTGAAAACAAACTAAACTGCCAGATCCAGGAATAAATTTATCGGTTATGACGAAAAACGGATTGCCAAATTCTTTGCCCATTTCATCAAGAACGTGATTTATGCGTTTTAAGGCATTTTCGTCAGCGTGGGTAATATCTTGTATAGGAATTGTAATTGAATCGAAATTAGGGCCATTTCTGTCGATTCTGAGGCATATTTTTACATCTTCTATATTCGAGTCTTGAACTAATCCAATATACTCGCCCCATTTTACCACATCTCCAGCCCCATACCCAGATTCTAACCAATTGGCAAATGCAGCATAATCTAACGCATGGTCTGTTGTGGAATAACTGGAAGGAACATGCAACTTGATTCCATATTTGTTTTTACAGTACAAGCTAATTCCTTCAAAGTCGATTTCAGATTTATATTTCCTCTTTCTGAGAAAATGGTCAATTTGCTTTTTCGTTTTCATATTCAGATGAAATAATCAATTGTTTCTGCAAAAATACAATGATTTTCTAATAAACATCAATATGCGATAAAAATTTTGTTTATTCTACAGAAAATGAGACTTGTAAATTTAGCTCCGGAAAAAATTAGAAATTTGAGATATTGAAAATTGTATAGGAGGTCATTTTGAATATATTAGTTTTGGCAAACAATAATTAGTAGCTGTTATAAATTGAGATACACTATTTAAAGCGTTGATAAACCATATATTAAGATACACTTCCAGTAAATTGGATATAATAATAATATTAGAAAGATGGTCTGGCATTTGTATAATGTATTGAAATTAGAAATTTCTGGAAGAGGTATTATTTTTGTTTGTATTGTGATTTGAAAAAACGAGATTGAAAAAAATGGCCGGACTATATATACGGTATGCGTCCCCGATGGGACTGGCTCTCCCTTATTTTTTTTCATTTTTTGGTGTAAGCATGCTGAAAATCAATGATTTATATTGTTTCACTTTGTGCAAAAGTGAAACAAACGGCAAAAGTATTTTTTTTGTGTGTGTTTTTGGTTTTTATCCTTTGTTGTAATTATTACAAATTTATGCTTTTTGTGTGTGTTTGTTGCCGCATCCAGGACTACGCGCGTGCGTGTGTGCGTGCGTATGTGTGCTGGTACATTTGCCGCAAATAAGTACCACGCACGCGCACACATACGTATATGGCTTGTAAATCATTGATTTTCAACTACTTATATTTGTTCATAAAAATATCTAATTGTAAATAACTGAAAATCAATGCTTTATAAAAATTTTTATGTCTATATGCAAATTTATTGCTAAAATGTTTGTGTATATCAAATATTTGCCATACCTTTGCATCAGCAAGTTAAGATAACGGACTACTTGCAAAGTTGGTTAACTTATTCGTTTGGTTTTAGTCTGTAAACCTATCAAAAGCAAATAACCGGCAAACAGACAAAAAGTGATTAATAACCGTATTGTGCAATGATTAAAACGAAAGTAAAAAACAGGAAGTAAGGAATTTTAACATTTAGCCAAAGGAGTGCGAAAGCGAAAGCAAAAGCGCACGCCCAAACGAAACCGATAGGTTTACGTACTGGGGAAAGAATACCCATAACTGTAATGGTCAGTTATTAAAGATTGTCATGCAAACCGTCGCTGGCACTATGGGGGAGCTATATACATAAGTCTGCCACAAAAGCGTGCTATTAGTGCGTAGCTCCAGGCAGCAAAAGGGAAAAGCGTGGACTTTGTGCCATAAGTGTGCCCAGTTGCCACTTGCATACCGAAAAACGGATGCCCACGCAAAGGTGTGAAAATCTGCCCCTAATGCGAACTGAGAAAAATGGTCTGCCCTTAGTGTGTCCATATAATCACCAACGCAACGCAACCCTAACAGTATAAAAGTGTATGCCCAGAGTGTGCTTTAACGGTAACGATGGAAATTACCTACCACATAAGCGCAAAACTTATGTAAAGTATTGCAATTCAATCGGTTTGGTTGCAGTTGGTGAGCACTCATACACAAAGCGCACGGTACCGTTGCGCTACTGAGTGACGGACAAATTGTATGCCTGGAGCATGTCATAAGGTGAAATAGTGGCGTGTTCCAGTTTTGGGCTTTGACACAGATTGGCTGCTGCGTATAAACGTGGTAGCTTTTGGTGTGTCCCTACTTTGGTGGGTCGAGGTTCAATTCCTCGACTGCCCACAATGGCGATATTGCCAGAAAACTCCAAAAAATAGTAAATCATGGGAGCAATTACAAGATTAAACAGCGTGCAATTTGAAGCAATGAATGTGAATGAAATGGTTGGTGTAACACTGGTGTATAAAAGCGTAAATCGTGATGGAGAAACGCATTTTAGTGGATTGAATTTTGCCGGTGATGAGTACACGCCAAAGGATAAAACACAAGACGAAATTTTCCGTGTGTGGAAAAATGTGGTGGCAACATTCTGGACCGTGAAAGCAATAGAAGCTGGTCTGCGTGTGGATAATGGTGGAATAGCGTCTAAATTGCGTGCCGGAACACCTGCTGAAATTATAGTGCGTACAAGTGATGGAAAAACGTCTAAAAGATGGGACGTTGAAAATAGCGTGTGGTCTCGAATTGGTTTGATACCGACAAAAAAAGACCTGGAGTGTGCCGGACGTGATTTTAAGAAGAAAATACATGTTGCTACAAAAGCATCTTTTGACGCATTAAAGTTCCGTTTGAATTTTGAAGAAGTAGCTGCCAAAGCTGCAAATTATTACGAAATATTGGGCGTAAATCGTGATGCAAGCACTGAAGAGATTAAGAAAGCGTACAAAGAAGCTGCCAAAGCTGCGCATCCTGATAATGGTGGAGATAATGTGAAAATGCAGATGGTTAATGAAGCGTGGGATATTCTGGGCAATGCACAAAAACGTGCTGAGTATGACGCTAAGATGGCTGCGTAAAATATACAGGTTATATAATTGGGAGAGCGTGCTAAAATATTTAGTGCGCTCTTTTTATATCATAAGCTATGAAACAAGTGCAATTAAAAGATGTGCGTAAAGGAGATTTCTTTCGCTTTACACCAACCGGAAATTTGTTTGTGCGCGGATATTATGAGCGTAGTATAAAAAAGTATGAGTATTATGCGTATGATGACATAAACCATGAAGGATTTGCCAAAGGTACAAGAAAAGTGTTGGTGGATTGATTGAGATGCTTTTGGAATATGGTGTGCCATAGAGAGTTCGATTCTCTCAGCATCACTTTGAAGGCACGTACTAAATCAGTGCGTGCCATTTTTATATCAAATCGGGAACAATAAAAAGTATTAAAAGTATGAAACGAGCAAGAATTTCAAGAACAAGCGTGAAAATTGTGTCTATTTCTAATATGAGTATGACATTCTTTGTGCCTAAATCGCAAAATGTATCTGTGAGACGCAAAACTGTGTATGACCTTTTTAAGAATTAACGACATGAAGCGTAAACGTATTATTAAGCGTGTAGAAAAGATATTGTCATGCAGTGGTATGAAAATCATAAAGTATGTGCAATTAATATTGGTTATGACATGCCTATTTAGTTGTAAGAACATGGAATATACCGAAAGCTGGTGCAAATATTGTGAAAAATACAATGTAAGCGTAGACAATCCTACAGAAGAACAAGAAAATTATTATTTGGATTGCTATGTAGGGAGTGTAGAAGAAGAAAGTGATTTAAACGAAAAATGATTAGCCTTATGAGAAATTTTGAATTGGGGTTTGTCCTAAGAAGTGCTGGAAGTGATTGCAGTAATAATGGTCCAACTTCTAAATATGATTTTCTGTATGTGTTTAGAGAAAGCGTGCCCAAAGAACAAATCCGCGAATGGTTAAAAGAAAAATCTGCTAAAAATACAGGCGATAGATTTGACGCATTGGAAGACAAATGCGTGTATCTCAAAAAATCCAATAATTATGTATGGGCAGAAATGGTGTTTAAACGCCCTAATAATGAAGGTCATTATTGTGCCGGTGGAAATTATATTTGTTCTAGTGACGCTTCATTTATTGATATGGTGGGACACTCGTACCCTATCAGTGTACATGATAGATTTGAAACATGGCCTGAATATAATGCACTAAGTATATGAAACGTAATGATATAGCCAGTTTTTTCTACTATATGTGGAATACCTGGAATAAACAAGAATGCCAAATTGTGTTTGCACAGTCTAATTGTGGATGGCAACATATTTGGAATAAGTGGTGCTCATACTGTCATAATCATATACAATATGGTGCTACTGAAGAATTTTTTGCGAATCTGAGCGATGTTAATCAGGATTTGTTGGTTAAGCGTGCTTTAGAATTGTACGATAGAAAACGAAAAATCAATGAAACAGATTTGTAAAATAGTGCTGGGCATAGTATTGGCTGTAATGATAATACGTGCCTGTCAAATGGAATATGTGTGTGATGTTGTAGATTCTATACCGTATGACATTAAAGAGCGTATTTTAAATGATCATCCGGAATGTGCCGACATTGATGTTCTGGCAGATTTTTGGGTTAATAAAGGTGACTCGATTGTAGCTGAAATAGTTGCAGAGCAAGAATATGAAAAAGAGTTAAGAGAATATTTGCAACAACACCCTGAAGAATGGGATAATAATTAATGTTATGGAACAACTAATAATTGACAAAATGCGATCTGAACTGTTTGACACACGATTGTGTAAACAGGATTTTGAGAAATATGATATGGCTCAATTGCAGGACACTGATGAGCCATTTTTATGGATGGTGCGTGAACATGGCACGTCCCTTGCGCTTATTGGACCTACACAAATGGATAAAATGTTTCATTCAGAATCATGGCGTATTGCATTGATGAAAAACCCATTAGATGCTATTGCCAACATTTTGTATTGGAACGATGAAACCGCGAAATGTTTTTATTGGTCAGGATTTGAGCTATGTAGAATTGAGAAAGATGAATTAGGCATCATATACCAAAGAATTTGGTCCGGCAGGATTAAAAAATTGCAAGAAGAATATCCTGAAGAATATGCGGTTATCAATATGCCTTTAGAATTGGTAATGTCGCTGGAAACGGAAAAGCAAGTGTGTGAAGCTAAAATATTTGCCCAATCTTTAAATGATGATAGTTTGTCAAATTGCTTGAAGCGTTTGTCTAACTGGACAAGACAGGCAGTTAACCATAAGGTTGAAATATATTTGGATTTTACTTTGCATAGTTTTGGGTTTTGTGAAAAAATTAATGATAAACCCAATATCAATGGAGCTGTTATTTTTAACCCTCACGCTACTCAAAATCGCTGGAGTATTCATACATAATATAATTTGGTTATGAAACGTTTTTCTGTAAAAGAGTTGCGACAGTGGATTATGGAAACGGCAACTGAAGCAATACAAGGCGATTCGTTTAAAACAGGGACGGTATTTTATAAAACTTTGCCTGGTGGGGTATCTGCCGTGATTTCATGGAGCGAATACGGTGATTATGAGTATGAAAAAGACAATCCTTTCCAACGATTTAATAAAGTGGACATGTGTTGTGGACAGCCCACTGAATTCGCTTATAATCTTGAAATTGCATTGAGAATTACAGAACCTATTAGCTCATGGGGCAATCTCCCATCAGATTGGCTATTATGGGACACATATATGCCTTGGGCAAAATCTGAAGGGTTGGAAGGTGCATTTTCTTTTTCACAAGCTGATATTGATGATAAAATGAAATCAATGGCTGAAACAATTTCTAAACGAAGAACAGAATATTGTAAAAGGAATAAATATTATGGTTAAAAAGTTTAATAAACAATATATAGACAAAGCTGATAAGCTTATTAGAGAAATATTAAACGATGAAAAAGAATACGATGATTGGACTCAAATAAGTTTAACAGTGCAAAACGCTGTACAAGCTGCTGCTAATATTTATGGAGCCAGAACTGATGAGGAAATTTATAAGTTACGTGGCTTTATTACAGAACTTCTTTGTGCAACTTTACATAATCTGAAAACATTGGATATAACCTTTAAAAAGAAAGAGAATGGATAGAATACAAACATGTATTTGGGATCATCTTTGTGAAATGTCTGGAGAAGAAGTTGCAAAAGCCTTGACGGACTATCATGGAAATCAATTATTAGATAAAGGTTTTTATCAACACATGGTAGATGAAGGATATATGGATGATGAATTAAGACTATTAGATGATTATGCTTATGATGAAGAAGATGAATAAGTGCTTATGGTAGTTGTCCGGGTTCGATTCCCGGAGCACTACAACTTTAGTTGTTCCCTTCGTGTATTTATACACATTTGCTTGATGTTGGCGCAATTAGAACCTTTTATAGTTCTGGTTGCGCCTTTCTTTTAAAGTTAATGTGGGTTAAATGCTGAAAAACTGGACAACTATGGACACCTACAAAAGCTATTCATAATCAAAAACAGTAAAGCATATAATTCACAGGAGGAACAACGATGAGTAAAGAAATGATAACTGAAAAGTTGTATATCAACATAGAGCGAATGACTGACGAATTGTTCGGGATATTAAAAGACGCTCGTGATAGCCTAACTTATGAAAATGATGGCGAACATGAGTTCATTATGGAACAATATTCTGATGATTTGCTAAATGAACGGGCTTCAGATATGGCTTATGAATTTAATAGAGACATGGGCAAATATCTCAATGCCTCCGATCATAAAATATATGGAAATTTCAATAACATAGACTATGATTACCCAGCATTCAGAACAGGCAATGTAGAATATGATTTTGATATGGTAAACGATATGATTGCGCGATTGAACAATCAAGATATGTCTGAGCAATCCGTTAAAGACCGTGATTTCCTGGTAGATTGGTTCTTTGAAACATTTGGCACTTTTGGCATAAGCTACAATTTTACTAATGAGATAAGTGACACTTGTTATCAATATCAACAAGAGAAAAAAGATGGAAGCAATAATAGGAATATCTAAGCATAAATCAATCACAATGCAAGTTAAACGTGTCGAGCTAAGCTCTTCTGTGAACTTGCAGTTTGATAATGCTAATGAATCAATGCGTATGTTTCATACATTAAGAGATATGGGTATTAAATGTTATCACACTGGAAGTAATGCTCCGGAAGGTGCTTCTATCTTTTTATACCCTAGAGAATCTAATATCACAATTATAATAAAATGAATCCAATATGAATGATATGTTTCTTATACAACAAGAAGAAATTGGCAATTATCGTATTAGTATATATAATGATACGGATGCTGAATGTCCAATAACAAATTGGGATTTATGCGGATGTTATTTGTTTGAATATTCTGACAGGTATCATCATATATTGCATAAAGAGTGCGATTGGAATGAATTATTTAGTGACAATAGACATTCTTTGGAAGAAGCTCTTCAGAGTATAGCGGCTTCATCTGTTGAACAGAAAAATATAATCGCATATCTTAAACAAGGAAAGGTTGAAGGTATGCGATTGATATACAATAAATCATCTCATTATTGGGAATTACAGACTCAATATCATAATTATAAAACTCAACAGTTATGTTGGAATACGGAATGTGAATTTGCTCCTTATGACTTAAAAAATTACGATTATCGTTTTGAATTGTTGGAACATCTTGAATCAGACGATTTGATTTCTTTAATTAATGATTACGCTAAAGATATGGTCATTAAAGAATGGGGTACGTCAGGATATTGTCAAGGTGATTATGTTGAAGGTATTGCTTATGTCACTAAAGAACAATACAATCAAAGGTGTGGTAGAACCGATATTGATTGGCGGCAGGGTGCTCTTGAATGTATAGATGGCGAAGTAGAAGCTATTGGAATGTGGATGTGGGGAGATGTAAAGGGATTTGTTTTGGAAAAGAAAGTCTCATACACAAAACAATATCACGATGAAGAACGTGAAGATGAAGAAGATTTTGAATGGGAACAAGTTGATTCCTGCTGGGGATATTTCATGGAAACTGAAGAACTTATTGCTGAAGTTATTTCCGAACATGATTTAAAAGAAGAAAGGAAGCAAATATGTTAGTTGATTTAACTCCTATTGATACTGAACGTATAAGAGCAGAAAAGTTCTTTAAAGAAGAATGTTCAAATATATCTAAAGACGATTATTGGATGTATATAATGAGCTATCCACAAGCTCATATAGAAACAGGCATTTATTATTCTGGAAGTGGAAATTTACCCAAATATCTGTTTGAAGAGACATCCAGTAATGATTTTGATTATAGCTGTGAGTATTGGAATGAATTTAATGAAAGTGCTACATGGTTGCTGCCTAATCCTTATGGTGTAGCTGATAACCTAGAGCAAATTAAAGAGTATTTTAAAAGACAAATATCAAATCCGGATGAAAAATATTTCATAGTTGTTCATCATATATACCAAGAAAAAGAAAATGCGTATAGAGGTGGAGGCTGGAGATGGCATAAAAACGGGCCGTATATCGGAAATCTTGAACCTCAGTGTGAATATCTGGATGACGAAGATTTTGGTCCTGATTTTCCAGGGTATGTCATTGGTTTTCATTGTTACAAATTAAAATAACATTATGGAAAAGTCAATTAAAGAAATCAGTCTTGAAATAATAAAGCTGAACGAAGAACTTAAAGATTTAGAATCTTTTTTGGAAAATGCTATTATATCTGCTATTGATGAGTATGTCAAAAGACAGAAAATTATTAGAATTAATGAATATTGTTTTGCAATTCCACTTTTTGATTGGGTAGAGTCTGCCAAAATCATTAAGAAATTTCTTCATAATAAACCTGTAAGCCAATGGGTTGAAAGTTTAAACAGAAAATTGTAAGAAAGTCAAAACGATAAAGTTGTTGTTTTTGAACATATAATTTCATGTCAAGGACAAAGAACAGTTAATAAAATACCAGTATTGAGTGAGTTTATTCAATTAATTATCAAACACTTAAATAGATAGGTTATGAATACAAGAAATGTAAATATCCCAGACATTGATGATTTGGATGCTTTGTGTAGAGCGATAGATTGGACGCAATATCAATCAATGCTGGAGCAATCTCTTGCCAATGAAAAGACTTGGGAGTTCGGATGTATGGATGAGTATAACCCTCACACAGATAATATTGCTCAAATTGAGGAAGAATTAAATTTTTTGTCTGCCGGCGAATATGAAGCTATTGTGAGAATGCACGATGCAGAATATTTTCAAGATTTTGTGTAAAATATAAAATGGCACGAAGGGAGAATGGTTATGCAAAAAGAATTTGTAGTTTGCGTCCTTTCGAGGGACGACCTGAAGGACATAGGGTTAAACCCAGATAGTTTAAGTGATTCAGCTATGAAAAAGATAGCGTCTAAAATGGGAGAATCGTATTGTAACAATGGTTTTTGGGAAGATTTAAGATTTTATACTGGAGTGTTTGAAGAAACCAAAATTGACAAAAATGAATAAAGAGAACAATACAAAAGAGCCTAAACGATTGGTTACAATCGAATTGAGATATGAAGATAGGCCTGTCAATGAAGATGTGGGTGGATATACAACACGTACCATCACAATTGGTATTTATGATACTTTAGATGAAGCTATCGAGCAGGGTAATAAAGCAATTGAGTTATTGTCTAAATATTTTGAAGTAAGAAGTGATGACTATTTCGTTAAAAACGCCTTGTTTGGTATGCCCAGAACTTTGGTGAGTAATTGTTGTTATCGAACGCAACAGATAGCATATTTTGCTAAGATAACTCCTTTACATTTCGATGATTTGGAAGCCGCTGTTAAAGAAGCGTTTGCGGCCCGTGAAAGATATAAAAAGTACCAACAAGAAAATCAAGAATAATATGAAAAAGGAATTAAAAATAGGTGATAAAGTACAAATTAAAGATGCACAGTTTTTTGGTAATTTCGATGAAATGCCAAATGCAATCATTAATTGTAATGGCGTAGATGTCTGTGAAGAAATGATTAATTACTGTGGCACCAAAACTACAATAATTGATATAGTTTTATATCATGGAATGACATTGTATAAACTGGATATACAGGCTGACGGGTATTTGTGGAGTGCTGATATGTTGGAAGTAGAAGATGAGTCAATAGACGTTTTAAAGAAATGTTTAGATTTACAGTGGATAAAACAAATGACTCAATCACGCGATACTCAGGCTTTTCACCATCCATTTATTGTGCGATATGAAAGCGATGGTAAATCTTACCAACAACTTATGGACGTTTGCTTAAATACAGCCAAGATCTCAAATGATATGTATATTATAATTAAAACATCCCATCAATTTGAGATATATGAACCTGTAAAGTTAGATGATCCTGAAATCTATAACTTGATTAAGCAATGTATTGAGAAGTTTGTAGGCAATAGACATGTACAACAGATATTTCCGGTAGTTCCGAATTTTTATGACGATTATTTGAATTTCAAATGAAACAGATATTTTACCAACTCCCAAATCAGGTTAGTATCGAACTGGTTAGCGAAATGCACTTACAGTGTTATGATTTCGGTCCGTTTGACACCCCTATTGAAGAACTGTTGGAAGATTATTCGCAGGCATCAGGGGAGCAACAATGCAGAATTGCCCAGTCAATTCGCCAACAGTGTGAATTTTATGCCGATACGGTTGGTTACAATGAAGATATTGCCAGCCTCATCTCTTTCGACAATCTTACAAATGATATAGAGCGTATGCTCTTGCAAGCTATTCAGCAATAATCTCATTATTCCCCTTTTTACACATTTTATGCCGTACAAGTCAGAGAAGATTTGTATCGCCGGCACCCAATTCGACAGACGTATTAAACTGACTCCGGATCAAAAAGAATATATTAAATGGTTGCGTGAGGAAGAAAAGATAAGCTATTCCAAACTGGCAAAAATGTTTGGGGTAAGCAAACGTCTTGTCCAATTTATATGCTGCCCCGATAAAGCTCAACGTGCCAAAGAACAATTACAACAGAGAAAATCTGAAGGGCGATACAAACCAACAAAATCAGAATGGGCAGACACAATGAAAGAACATCGAAGATATAAAGAAACATTAAAAAAGGAGGGCAAAATATGACAAAGGAGTTATTAATGGAATATTTCAACACACTCTTTAAAGATTGCTTCTTATTCTGGAAGCGTGAAGAAAAAGATATTCTGGAAGCGTACGAAAGAGCACTTGAAGATATTAGAGCAATCAATAAATTACCCCAAACTTCAGATGTAGATGTTCATTTGGTTAAATCCGAATGGAATGAAGTGCATACCCAAATACTGCATGACTTGTATAAAGCACATAGTAACAACATGTTGGATTCAGAACATATCAGAATTTGCAGTCATTGTGGATTACCTATGATAGAGGGGTATCACTGGGGAGACGAACGGTATTGTAGCAAAGAATGTTTAGATGCGGTGTATTCTCAGGAGGAACAAGATGTTGAAATGTATATGTTGGCTCCAGGAGAGCAATTGTCTGATTTGAGTGAATCTGAAAAAGAACAAGCGTTCAATAGTCAAGATGAATGTTATTGGACACAATGGGAATCAATAATTAAAGACGAATATTTATGAAAATTATACTTGACACAAGAGTTAGAGACTTTAATTTCTGGTCCGGAGCAAGCAATAACGTCGCAGATTTGACAGATGCACAGTGGGACGATATAGAAAGAACTTTAGACGAGATTTATCCAGAGGGTATGACCGACACCCAGCTCAATGATTTGTTCTGGTTTGATTTTGATACTGTAAAATCATGGGCTGGCATATCTGATTATCCTAAATATTTTAAGATTGTGGGACCTCGTAAAAATGAGTGCGTTATTGCTGTGGATGATGAAGATGAAGAAAGACAATTAAAGGACGTTACCCACGATTGTGAAGTTACAGAGCTTAATGAAAGCCAATCTATTGAAGCTGATGAAGATTTTTGTTTTTGGAATGTAGAATCATTCATATATGACGAAGACAATATGTATGATTCATATAGTATTCCCAATTATGCGATATGTGCTATTGAAAATGGAGATTTTTCAGGACTTGAAAATGAAGATATAGATAATATCAACAAGTTTTTGGCAGATCTGGACGAAGCTATCCCTAATGGGTATGTTTTTGATTGGGATAAAGAATCTTTAGAATCTCCATACTTTTCCAGTAATCCTAAATTTGGATTACCAGCTGATTGCGTGTTATTAAGAGTGTATGAATTAAAACAAGATTAATCAAAAATCAAACGATATTATGTATAAACGTACAGTCATCTTTAGAGATACAACTCACACTAGATGGGTTGTTAATTTTGAATTGCGTAACAATTCTTTAAATATTCAACGAAGTAGAGCCACATTGCAGGAATTGAATAATAAATACGAATTGTCTGTTACTGGTGAAGGTGGTTGCTCATGTGGACAATGTTATGAATATATAGCTCCAAGAACATCAGGTCAAAAACAGTTATTAGATATTTGGCATAAATATCATTTGAACAATATGTCTGCCGGAACTGTGAAACAAGATGACTATTTGAATAGTCAAGAGTATAGAGATGATTACAATAAATTCGTTGATTTATTTATTGGTTACGATAAAGAGCACAGACAACGGTTTGATAAAACTAATTGGGATATTTTCTGCAAATCACTCCAAATATATCCTGATTATGTTGAGAGTGTCAAGACAATTATATTGAAATATATGAGTGACAACCCTATTGTATATATTTTGGGACTTACCGCTCATGGACTATCACACCAAATTGATGACCTTTATGTTAAGTATTTGTTTTTAGCAATACATGGATTATACAATGACCGTGGTTATAAATATGGGTCTGGATGGTTGCATGATGAGTTGCCAGTTGATATAGAGCAACAAATTGATTCACTATGCGACCTTATTGAACAAGAAGAAAAGTCATTATCCTCAGAATTAAACCCTGTATTCGATATGGGGAATGAAGATTTTGTGGCAGATGAATGTATTATTCAACAGGTTATGGATTTACGTCAATGTGACAGGTCTGAAGCAATGCGTTTTATCGCTTTGGGGATGCACTTGAAATATACATTTGGCGACTTGAATGACACTTTTAATATTGAAGATTCCGATTTACAACTATACACAGCCAACGGCACTCAATATTATTTGGGAACCGAAGATGAATTAATACAAATCGCTGAAGACACAGTTCATAACGATAGCGAATATGAATATTTGTGGAGAGAAGCTGTTTCTGCTGGTAGAACACAGGAATCTTTAAAAGAATGGTTGGATTCCATTGTTCCTATGGATGGGTGGTGTTCAGTATTAAATCATTGGAATGGCGAATACCATGAGTATGAAGTTGGAAATGAATGTATTTGTGTAAGTTTAACGTAAATATATAAAGATGAAAATAGCGGTTTTAGATTTCAATTGCAATTCTGTTGATATTATTACAGTTGATGAAGCTTTTATAGAAGAAAAATATAATGGAGAAATTGAAGATTTTTTGACCGAACATTGCCAATATAATTTGGATATGATTCAATGGATGGGGCCAATTGCAGAATTAAACTTGGATATGACGGAGCAGTCATTTGAAGCAAGTGATTTTGTATGGACTCCAACTGAACAACATATAGAACACTTTAAAACTAAAAAATCGGATTGTAGTCAGATTTTAGAAATCTTATTGGTTGATGAGCGTATATTCGGAAATGATGAAGAACATTTAGTTGTTATGGATTTTTACGATGGGTATGCTATCGAACGCCGGTATGATAATCATCCGCGATTGATTTTGCTTTATCCTACAACCGAAGAAGCAAAGCGATGGAGTTGTGTGGAAGAAAAGGTATTGTCTTATACGTCTTGCAAAACAGAAGAAGATATTACCCCATACGATATTGCATTGGCTCATGGAGTTTTGTATTGGGAAACTGAATTATAAATTAAATTATGGGAAAAGATTTAGATCAAACTAGATACTGTACTAATTGCGGAAGTACAAATGTAAGAGCGCAAATGTGGGTTAACCCTAATACACACGAAGTTTATAATCATTGTACGGGATTTGATGAAGAATATGACAATTATTGTGATTGTTGTAAAGAATTTGTAGAATTATATACTTTACGACAACTTTGGAAGGCTTTTGAAAATTACCCAGTCAACAACGATGATGAAATTGAAGCGGATTTTTTATCTTTTCCTGCTGGCACTTCAAAGTTTGATGTATGGCATTGGTTTGATGAACGATGCCCTAATAATTTACATGATGATTTAATGTATTGATATGATAACTTCTCAGATAATATTACAGCGTTTGACAAACGCTGTCAACGGTTCTGAAAAAGAACTTTATACAGATGGAGAATTGCAGGAATTTGCGGAATTCTATTTGGACAAATGGGATGATAATACTAGTGAAGATGTAATCGCTGAAGCTTTTGTAGATTATTGGTGGAATTCTTCTCATCCTTGTAGAAGGTGTTCTGAATGCGGATCGTTAATGTGTGAAGGGTATTGTGTAAGTATGGGAGTAGCATATTATTGTTGTGACCAATGTTTATATAAACATTTTACACCATCTGAATGGCAACAGGAATGTGAAGATGATGATCAGAGTTATTATACTGAATGGAGATAATATTAAAAAACAATGAAAACAAAAATATACAATAATATATTACACGGAGATTGGGTAAAATGTTCGCAATGTGGCGCAATTATGTTATTGCCATGTGGTGCTGATCAATGCCCGGAATGTTGTGGTTGTGGAACATTATCTTGGATAGATGAAGCCCGTCAAGAAATAAATGTAGATGATTTAGGTGCCGATGTCTTTAATACGAATCACACCTTAAAACCGGAAGATTATTTGGATCCAGAAACGCTTGCTATGGAGTTTCCTGAATATTACAAACAATTAAAAACACCGATGATGGAACATACTGATTTTTATTGTTTAGTTAAAAGAATTAAACAAATGGAATATAAAGAAGTGTTTGAAGCAATTCAAGCACATGGAGGTTTTTACGAATGGGATGTAAATAGTGACAGCTATCCTATTATTGCTGTGAATATAGATAGTATTTGTCCTAACCCGATGGATGTTGTGATTACCAAAGCATATATTAAAAACAATATATTGTGTTTGGAAGGAGAAGATAAGGAATACGGTAATCCGGTACAATTCTCATGCGATGAAGTTTTTGCTGGACATTTGTCATATATCTTGGATTATTTGCCCGCCACAAGCACTGTTGATTCTGTTAAATCCGATTTTTCTACTAATGTTTTGTTTGGACAAGATGCAGTTAGAGCATACGAAAACGGTAATTTTCAAGAATTTGTAGATAGTTATGAGGGATATAGTCACATTGTCCGGAATTTTGATACACCGGAAGAACAGCAAGCGTATCTGATAGGTTTGAATGATATGGACGGATGGCATGAATATTGTCAGTTGGAATCACATGAGTTATTAGAAGACCCCAATATTAGTTATGAATAGAAAAACAATTAAAGTAAATAAAGATGGCTTTGTATGGCGCATCGTTTCAAAAAAAGAAGCCCAATTTATTTGGGAGCATCAACTGATGGAGTTATATATTTTATATGACGATGATAGTGAAGGGTTAATTGAATCTAAAGACGCATTAGAGCAAGCTTTACAAGATGGGATTGTAGGAATAGAAGTAGGTCATTTAACAGGTTCTGAATCGGACTACTTATTGAACCTTCAGGAAATATCTACGCAAACTGCATTACGCATTACCGATTTGTTGGATTGCAGCAGACAGGAAGCGTTTAAAATAATACAAGACTGGACAAGTGAATTTGGGGATATTTATGGACCATATCAATACGCTGAGAACAATGACTACTATGAGTTATTGGATCATTTTATTGAAGAAAAATTTGAGTTATTGGCCAAAAAATATAATTCAGTTGCTTCTTCAGATATAGAACATGAACGTTCCGTATGGTTAAGGGCCGGAATCGTTTTATCTGGTACTAAAAAAGAAATTGATGCAGTCGTATCTGGTGACGGAGATATAAAAACCTTGTTGGATAAACAACAATTTAAATTTCAAGGTGATTCTTACATTCCTGAGTGTAGTGTAGAAGAATATAATCGCCAGTATGACACTGATTTTAATGTTAATGAAATTGGTTATAATTTATGAATAAAGAAAAAACAACAATTGAGTATTGGAGACATCCTACTGAAGCTGAAATTAAGTTTGGTGAAGGTGCTATTCATTGGTTAACAATTGACATAAAAAAAGTCAAAAAGCCAAATGGAAAATTGAAGAAGTGGTTTATCCATACGGATGGGTTAAGATATAATCGTCCATAACAGTTGTTTGTTTTCATCCTTTATAAAGGGCTATCCTGGTTTTCTGGGATAGCCCTTTTATGTTAAACAAGGGTAAAAATGGACAACTATTCACACCATACAAAACAACATCATCTATTCATTTAAAAACGTAATAATTATGAGAACAGTTTTTTCAGATATACATCAAGTTGCTCATTTATGGGCACATCAAGCTCAGGAGGAAGCACGTAATTCCCAAGATAATTTTTATTTCCGTAATAATACCATATATTCTTATGGAGCACATTTTATATGTGGTCAAATAGTATTCAACAAACGCGGAGAGAAAGCGTATGTCTTGAATAACAACTCATATTCTAATACTATATCAAAACATCAGGGAGTTGTCAGATCATCTATTCCTTTTGGTTCAATTATTTTCAGTACAAGCGGTGCTGAAACACCTAACGCAATTGGAAGTAAATATCAATATGGATATATCCAAGCAATTAATGCTGTTTGTAACAAGATAGTCAATATTGAGGCTTTAATGCAAAAAGAGGTAAGGGCCAAATCCATAGACTACAAGCCTCAGATATTAAGTCTGATTAAAGAAATTGACAGATGGATTAAATTTTGGGAATTGAATAAAAAACAAAAATGGGGTGTTAATTCTTATCTGCCTCCTGTATGGCAGCCTGATATTGATACATATCTGAACGCTTCTAAAAGAGCGATTGATGCTTGTTTTAACTGTACCAATACTCCTGAAAAGGCAGCGAGTTATTTGTATTTATTCAATTTGATTAGAGCTTTAGACGAAATCAATTATGAAAATATCGAGAATATTATATCTCAATTCTATGGATCTGATGTGGTAAAACAAGAACCGGAAAGGCTCGAAAAAATTAACAAGGCAAAAGCTCAACAAGCACTTGCAAACAAGAAGAAATTGCTTCAGGAAGATGCTAAGAATCTGAAAAAATGGAAAGCAAACGATAAACAGACATGGAACCCAAGCTCTGAATTTTGGGTCAAATTTGGATGGGACACATCATTGAGAATTAAAAACAATCTGATTGAAACTTCAAAACATATTAAAATCAGTTTGGAGGAAGGCAAACGGTTATGGGCATTAGTACAGGCTTTTCATAATGGGCATGAGTTCAGACATGACCTAGCTCTTGACTTAAATGGCCACCAATGGAAAATCAATTCCTATAAGAACGATATTCTTACGGCTGGATGTCACACCATTCATTTTAGTGAGTGTCAAGAAATTGCAAATCAATTGGGTTGGTAATATGCCGTTAAAGATAGAATCAATAAAAGTGGCCGGCACCAAGTATGATGGCCGAGCTAAATTGTCTGAAGACCAACGACAAGCAATAAGGATTTTAGCACGTGAAGGCTATAGTCAACGCAAACTGGCTTCTATGTTTAATGTCAGCAAACGACTGATTCAATCTATTATCACACCTCCCATAAGAACTCCAGCTAAGAAACGGACTAAGGAATACTGGGCAGAAATCAAAAAACGATATAGAGATAGAAAAAATAATTTATACAAATCAGGAAAAATCCAATTTAAAAAGAAGTAAACATGGAAACAAAAATTGAAATTCAAAAAAGTAATGTAATAGCAGCTTATAGAGCTGGAAACGAAGATGTTAAAAATATGTTGGCAAATCTTTTCCCAGATCTGAACTTCAAAGGAAACGTGATGGATCGGATAAAAACATGGGCAGATGTTTGCAATGAATTGGATATTTCTACTGGATGGGAAGACAATCTGAAACAATATATTCAAGATGTGTTCCATTTTAATGAAGGTGAAATGAAATGTGCAATAGCACACATGAAAATCTTAGCTATTGCTAAAGCTTTAAACGAAGGGTGGGAATTAACGAAAGATGCGGAAGAACGCGAAGAGGGATATGGCATATATTGGATTAAACGTGATGGAGTTCGTGGTGACGTTGATTTTCAAGCCGGCTCGGCTTGCGCCCCCGGTTTCGTGTACGCGGATCACGTGTTCGGCTACTCGGGTTGGTACATCGTGCCTCGGCTCTCCTTCAGAACACAGGAATTAGCCGAATATGCGGTACTTCAGTTTCCGGATATTTGGAGAGAATATTACAATAATTATGAACAAAACAAGTAATGACTCGAAAACGTAAAAAGCGTATTGTTTATACAGAATTCAATTCCGCTTCTATAAAAGACGCAAAACGTAATATCAAGTGTTTTTTGAAGGCCCTTCTATCTCAGATTGGTCTTCAAAGTGGAATTGATTACTGGGTAACAAATGATTTTCTCAGAATCAGACATTTGAAACAAGTAACTGGGAAAATTTTGATAACGCTTAAAGAGATTTTTCCAGTATTCAATTTTTATTGGGAGACCCCAAGAATATTAGTTTGGTTCTAAACAATAAATACATATTAAGCAATTAAATGTAAATAAGTATGACAGAAAAATATGTGTCAGTTTATCCTGTTTCTTTTGGGACTAGAGTGTTTATGCACAGAAATGGCGTAATTTATCAAGCTGAATATAGAGGCATAAAAGTTACATAGGATGGTATATGTGGACATAATGTGAATACGCAACACATTTTTTGGTTAGGCAACAAACAAGGAGAAATAGAGGTTGCTTCAAATATAAGTATTTATACAACTGTTCAAGACGCTACGCAAGAAAGAAATGCAATAGCATTAAACAAAATAAATATTGAGAATTTTTCAAAGAAATATTTGTTGCATTTGCTTTGGAACGGTATTCAGTTTTCTGGTTGGCTTTGGGATGGATCCAGGCCGATATGCAGAACGCCTAGAGAACGTTTAAAAGGTTGTGTGATACATCAAGGAGAAATTGAATTTATTGATTGTCAAGGAAATGTGTATGATGCCAATAAATTCAATAGGTTTTATCAAACAGCAGAGGAATGCCGAGAAAACAATACTCCCAAAATTATGATGTTAGATGATGAGGATGATGAAGAATTTGCAGAAAGAAAACGAGATGAATTTTATGAATATGTAGCCCATCATTGTCCGGGATTTGAGAATGAAATAGATTGGGAATATTTTTATAACCTACGCCCAATGTCTGAAAATTTAGCAGAACAAGTGCGAGTATGGACAAATCGTTAAATTAAGTTGATTTATTATGAGCAAATATGATTTTATACAAATAGGTGAAAAAGTTAAATGGGACATGCTTAACGATGGCAATTGTAAGACAATGCAAATATGCACTTCCGTACATGCTCCTATCAAAAACAATACCATTATTAATCTGATTCCTGTAAATGATGAATCAGACGATATTGAGGAAGAATCTTGTGTAAATTCATACACAGCAATGGCCGAAGAATTGCTTCCTATTTTAAAAGACTTTGACAAAGGTTATTGGTGTGCTCTTCAAGATGCAGCAAGTAATGGTGTTGCTGATACTATCATTAAAGAAATGTTGCGTGGAGCAGGATTTACATTCTGGGAAGCATATTGGCACATGAAACAATCCGATTTTCAGTCTGATAAATTAAAATCTCTTATACAGGAGCTATTCTGCCAACACCCTCAATATATTGAGTGGCAGGGTGTTGAATATCCTACAAAATCAATTGTCATCTTTGAAGGAACATCTGATGAAGAAGCGGTTGTAGTTTCTGTTGAACGCCTGGGAAATCAATTATTAGATGATATGGGCAATTGGTCAACCCGTGAAGCCCATGAGATTGATGAACAGATTTATTACTATTTGAATGAAGATGTATTTAACCTCCCAGATGAAGATATAGCGGAATTTTTAGAAAGTGAAACATAATTATGCAAGGAACGGTAAGAATAAACAATCAAGAAGCAGCTAGGCTGTGTGAAGAACTACAAAATGAAGAAATTATCTATCTGGGCCGTAATGATGACGATCGAGTAATATTAAAGTGTGAAAAGTGCAGGACTTTAGATATTGATTTTTGGCTGTTTACATCTTATGAGACGATCGAGATTGTGTTTGATGAAGCTGAAACGCCACAATTACAAATTGCCCATTTATTGTCTGATTTTAATCCTACGGATGAAGCCATTTTATATACAAAAATATATACTGGGCGCAATGCTAAAGATATATGTGATTACGGTATAAGTTTATTGGATGGAAACAATGACAATCTATTGCCACCTACGGTATTGTTTGGAGCATCACCATTTGTTTGTGGTTTATTTAAAGATAATGATGTATGGTGTGGATTTGATAATCGGGACCAAGATTGTTGGGTAGAAGAATTTAAAACAGAATTACAGGCTGTTCAATGGATTTATTATGGCTCGTGTGATGATTAAATATTGATGTATAATGGAAAATTTACAATTACTATATATTGATTTGTTTTGTGGTGCCGGTGGAACATCTACTGGAGTAGAACTGGCAAAACATGATGATAAGCAGTGTGCCAAAGTAATAGCTTGTGTTAACCACGACAAAAACGCTATTGCCAGTCATGCAGCAAATCATCCTGATGCACTCCATTTTACGGAAGACATTAGGACATTAGAGTTGGCTCCGTTAACAGCACATTTAGAGAAATATCGTACAATGTACCCCGACGCTTTGGTCGTTTTATGGGCCTCGTTAGAATGTACGAATTTTAGCAAGGCTAAGGGTGGTCAACCGCGCGATGCTGATAGTCGCACTTTAGCAGAGCATTTGTTTCGATACATTGAAGCTATTAATCCGGATTATATTCAAATAGAGAATGTAGAAGAATTTATGAGCTGGGGTGATCTTGACGAAAACGGAAAGCCAATTAGTAAAGATAAGGGCAATTCTTATTTAAGATGGATTGCTAATGTAAAAGCTTATGGTTATCGCTTTGACCATCGTATCTTAAATGCAGCTGATTATGGAGCATATACATCCAGAAAACGTTTCTTTGGTATTTTTGCAAAAGGGGATTTGCCTATTGCATTCCCCCAACAAACACATTCTAAAAAACCTATAATGGGGCAAAAACATTGGAAACCGGTTAAAGATGTTTTGGATTTTAGTGATGAAGGAAAGAGTATTTTTAACCGCAAGAAACCATTGGTGGATGCTTCGTTAAATCGCATTTACGCTGGTCTGATTAAGTTTGTAGCTGGAGGAAAAGATGCTTTTCTGGTGAAATATAATTCTATGAATCAGGCTGGTAAATATGTAGCACCAGATATTGAAGCCCCATGTCCTACAGTCGCAACTCAAAATCGTTTAGGATTAGCGCATGTTAATTTTTTGTCTAAAGCATATAGTGGAGATCCAATGGGAAAAAACATTAGTGTTGAACAACTGGCTGGAACAATTACTACTAAAGATCACCATACTTTTATTTCTGTACATTATGGCAATGGATTTGTAAAAGACGTTGACTCTCCAGCTCCTACGTTGACAACAAAAGACAGATGTGCTTTGATTAGTTCTACATTTATTGTGAATCAATATTCTGGTGGTGGGCAAACTTCAAGTTGCCATGAACCATGCGGTGCCGTAACTACAACCCCTAAACAAAATTTGGTAAGTTGCAATAGATGGATAATGAATCCGCAATACCAGTCTGCCGGCGGTTCTGTAGATGCACCGTGCTTTACATTGATTGCCAGAATGGACAAAATGCCACCATATTTGATTGAAGCGGTTGACGATGGTGAATTACCGTCTTTTATAGTCCCAGTTAAAGAAGGCTTTATGTATTGTATTTATGAAAATGATTCAGAACCTATGAGGAAAATCAAAGAGTTTATGGCTTTATATGGCATTATGGACATTAAAATGAGGATGTTGAAAATTCCGGAATTAAAAAAAATCATGGGGTTTCCTGATGCTTATGTGCTGGTTGGCACTCAGGCAGAACAGAAAAAGTATATCGGTAATGCTGTTGAAGTTAATATGGCTAAAGTATTGTGTGAAGCTTTGTGTAATACATTATCTACTATTCAAAAGAAAGTTGCATAAAAATTAATTATTATGGCAAAACAAGTTACAAGATCAATGGCTGATGAAGCTGCTAAACAGTTGGCTAGCCAAGTGTTTGATAAGAAAATTGAATTGGCCGAACAAGCGGAGCGTCAATTTGGGGATGAGTTAATAAAGAAATATATTCCGGCTCCTATTTTAGCAGTGGGAGTGGAATATAGCTCATATTTTATCAATAAATCTAAGTATTTGGGATTCGCTACATCATTTGGTGGACAGATTCAATCTAACATAGTTAACCCTATCTCCAATAAATATATACAAATTGAAATGGAAGATTATAAACATGCTAAGGTTTTAATAGACAAACGTAAAAAATTGCAACAAGACAAAGGGGATTATATGTCGAAAGTATCAGATGCTTTGTTGCAATTGAAATCTTTCAAACGTATTAAAGAGAATTTTCCTGAAGCATTACCTTTTTTGAATTTTGCAGAAACCACTGCATTAATTCCTCAATTTACAGAACTTAGATCATTGTTAAACAATTAAATGATAAATCAATATGAATACAGAGTATCAAAAAATTAACACGCTGTTTATGCGTGATGAAAACAACATTATTATTCCTGATATGTTTACTTGTCCGGAATTTGAGTATTTAAAAGACTTGAAATGGGAGGCAACAGAAAAAATTGACGGAACCAACATCCGTGTTGAATTATATTTTGGAGCACAATATGATGATGAGCCAATTGAATGCCGGATGAAAATTAAAGGCCGTACTGAAGCTGCACAATTACCCACACATTTGACCATGAAACTGGATAGCTTATTTGGTCAAATAAATTGGTTGGAAATTTTCCCTACAGTAATCGCAGGAACAACGGTAGTTTTATACGGAGAAGGATATGGGGCTAAGATCCAGAAAGGGGGAAATTATATTAAAAATGATGTTGGTTTTATCTTGTTTGATGTTAAAGTGAACAATTGGTGGTTAAACCGTGATGCTTGCCAGGACATTGCCAGTAAATTAAATATTCCAATTGTACCTTTCATTGGATATATGACCCTTCCAGAAGCGATTGAATATGTTAAAGCAGGGTTTAAATCTGTTATTGCCGAAAACAAAGATTATGATGCTGAAGGATTGGTCCTCAAAACTCCGCATGGATTACAATTCAGGAATGGTGAACGTATCATCACAAAAATCAAGACCGTAGATTTCCGTAAATATAAAAACAAATACGGCGATGGTCCGGTTGAACAAAAGCCAAATCCTCATTATAACAAATAATATAGCCCAAATGCGTTTAGCCGGTCATCGCAGCCGGCTGGGCACTAATATTTAATTGTAAGTAATATGAATAAAGAACGAAAAGCAAGATTTGATGATGTAGTAGCGCAACTTGAAGAAGCTAAAGATACACTTTCGGATATTCAATCCGAAGAACAGGATGCTTATGATGCTATGCCAGAAGGTTTTCAAATGGGATCCAGGGGTGATAAAATGCAGGAATATATAGACTTAATAGATGAAGCATTTCAAAAAATTGATGATGTAATATCTTTTGTTGAGAAACAGATTATAGAAAAGCAATAAAACATTTGTGTATATCTTTTGTTTTCAATATTTTTGTAGAAAAAAGAAGTATGGATAGAAAAGTATTATGTGAAATTGTTAAAGACATTAGACAAAAATCTGGAGTACCCATGAAGACTATTTGTGCCACAATGGATGTTATGCCTACATCTGTATATCGTTTGGAAAGTGGAACTAATAATTTTAATTTGAAATTATTAATGAACTATTTGAATGCTATAAATGCCAGAATAGTTTTGTCTTCAGCAAATAAATCAAGTGTTGTATTTTCTGATTATGAACAGTTTATTGACTGGCTCATTCAAACAAGAACCCAGGTTTCTTATACTCAACGAATTTTAGCAGAAAAAACAGGCATTACCCATGTTACTATAGCTAATATTGAATCTAAGAAAAATGTTGTAACTATTGATTACTTTTTGAAAATTATAGAAGTATTGAACTATGAGTTAAATATAGAAAGTATATAATATGAATATTCAGCATAAGCATTTAAAGATTTTCGCTAAAACATTAGGCTTTATATGTTTGTCTTTTGTCATGTTTGTAATATTTGTGGCTATTTCTAACGTAGGTTTGGCCAAAGCATTGTTTTTTGCATTTCTGTTAATTGCATCGTGTTGTATAGCAATAACTATAGGAGCAAAAAACAATGCGTATGGGTGTGGAGTTATTTTAGCGATAATTATTTTAATTATGGCCTGTATAATGATTTGGAACACAGCCTTTAATCCTAAAATATAAATCCAATAAATATAATTAATTATTTTGTTGAGATTGATATTTGCGTATTAGCTCTGCCTCTTCTTGTTTTTTTTCTTCATCAGTTAAATCACTGTTGTAAATTAAAGTTTTACACATTTGTAAGTCAGAAGCAGAATCTAATTTTCTTACTCTCCAGGGATATTTTTTCTGAATAGCCCATTCTTCATTTTGAATTTGTATTTCATCTATTATTTGTTTGGTATTTTGGTATTGATACCAACATATACTTCCGATAATTATTATCGTAAATATTATGGAATAAAACCATATCCGTTTGCTAATTTTCATTGTTACAAAGATTTGTTGTACAAATATATAAATTTATATTTTTATTATCAATATATGAAAGAAAATAAAAGCGTATTTCAAATAACAATCAGTCCGGAAAATAAACAGCAAACAATAGAAGCTTTTTTTAAATATTTTAAATTAAGCGGTTTGCTGTTCGATCGAAGACGTGATGAAATATACAATGTCACAGATATTCCAGAAAATAATGAGTTTTATAAGCCAGCAATGGAAATTGCGAAACAACTTGATATTGATTGGAAAAACATGTCCCACGAAGATAGTAACCGTATCATGTTATCACTTTTAGAAGATGCGTTTAACTTAATATGCGAAATTGAAAATTCAAAATCCATTGTATTACAAACTAAAATTATTGTCAAAAAATGAGTGTTGCTCGGATATATGATTTGTATGCTCAGAAAATAGCAGATATAACCCATATTCCATATCCATATATTGTAGCTCTAAGAGACCAGGGAATATTGGATCAAAAAGCTGCCAGAGATAAATTGATATTCCATGATTATTGGAAATTAGTCAAAACAAAACAATTTACTGAGAAACAAATTATTGAAAAGTTGTCTGGTGTATATAACGTCAATCAACGTAAAATTCAGTATGTGATTAAACAAAAGCCTAAGCGCATGTGCTATTGTCGGAATTGTGGTACTCAATTATCGCAAACTATATTTATCCGGAACGATGGTCTATGCGATAGGTGTATTGCTCACCAAATAAATTTATAGTTATATGATGAAAGGTTTTCATATTGAAGCGTATCAATTCTATAAGAAAGAATACGCAGGTATAATTTTGTTTCATGTAGGTAAAAACTACGAAACTTATTTAGATGATGCTTTATGTCTATGGGAAATACTATTACCTGGCACAGAACATCAAGACAGAAATTCTATGTATCGCTTTCCTGAAAACAAACTGATGGATGTACTTCAAAAACTTCAAGACACAGGACTATCAGTGCATATCATAGAATATCGTAACGCTAATGGAGAATTTGCTATCCCAAAAGTGAAACAAATTTTAGATGATATGGAAGCTGATTATTAATATATTCGATACAATAATAATGATTTGTCCAAAACGTTGATAGATAGTTATTTATAATAGCTATATTAGTTAATTTTTGAATAATATAAATACCTGATTTACAATGACTTAAATATAAAAAAGATATTAAAATGAGTATCTATTTAAAAACAATATAGTATCTTTGCCTCGTAGTCTTAAAGATTAACGAGGCTTTTTATTTGATAACAAACAATATCATAAATATGGAAAAGATTAAAACAAAACTGAAATTCATTAAATCAGAACGCACAGGCTCTTGGGTTGGGTTTGTGTCTATCAACACTAAAAATGGTTGTATAAAAGGGGTAAGAGAAGACGCGAGTGAACCTAAAAAAGTATGCGTGGCTACCCATGAACTATCGCCGATAATTGAAGTTGGGGTGTTATATGATGTGGAAATGATTCCGATGAAAAATAAAAATGCAGGATTTATTGTTGTTTCCGCAGAGCCACATGCTTTTGAAGCCAAAATTTATACAAACGTGGTTAAAAATGCTGTTTACAATGTTGAAGTTAAATTTGGTAATAAGACTATCAAATACGACCCAATGGACGGTAGAAAAGACACTGTAAGAACTATAGAAGGTGTGATTTCAGTTTTGGAAAATCGAAAAGATATAAAAAATCTTTTACAGGTAGTAGAAGACTTCCGAAGAACAGCCAATATTTTACTTACAACTTTTAAAAACGACGGTTATTATGTCGCGCCGAATAAAAAGCATTAAGCCTAAATTACCTAGAAAACGTAAAAAGGCTTGTATTAAGGCACAAGGACGTAAATCGTATTATGATACAATTCGATTGGCATTGATTACAGGCGAAATTCCATGTAAATTCTGGGTAAACGCTTCTGTAATAACAAAACTCCAGCCTGCTAAAAATGGAGGTTTGTACCCGATGCCTGTTCCTACACGATTTTGGTAGATTTTAAATATGATACATATTCCAATTGACGGAATTGCCACCGATGCTGCACATTCTGTAAAAAACAAAATTACAGAATACCAAGGTATTGATCTGAAAACTGGCCAACGAATATTTTATCGGAATTTAGGAAATAAAACAGTAAATATTGGTGAGTTTTTAGGTGTAGTTGAAGCGGCAAAATACATTATCGAGAATGATTATCATCCACGTGTTATATATACGGACAGCCAAACCGCAATCGCTTGGTTCAATAATAAAAAAACAGCATCCAAGAAAAAATGTAAAGAATTACAAAAGGCAGAAATTTTCTTAAAAGCATTAGCATGGGATGTTGACACAATTGAAGTAAAGCATTGGGATAATAAAAAATGGGGAGAAACCCCAGCTGATTTTGGAAATAAATAATCAATTCTACAACATTCGGTATGACCACAGACTATTTCTATTAAATGCCTTACCGAATGTATATCGCGGAGTGGAGCAGTTGGTAGCTCGCTAGGCTCATAATCTAGAGGTCGCCTGTTCGAGTCGGGCCTCCGCAACTAAATAACGGTCTTTGACATATTGGGAACTTTTTTCTTCATAATAAAAACAACGCAGCCCCTCCAGCATTTTGATGATGATGCTGGAGGGAGAAGCGTAAGGTATTAAAATTATATTCAAAACACATTATATGGAAAGTTTTAAAGCCAGGCGAGAGAATATTATGAATATGTTCTCTCAGGCCAAACAAGATTTGGAGCAGTTGAACACCGAAATTGATGTTGCAATAGCTGGCCGTAAAGAAAAAATTGCCACCTTGCAAGCTGAGATTTCTGATTTATCTTCTTTGAAAACAAACAATGAAAATTCAATAAAATCGTTTGCGAAGATTTTCAAGGTATAAGCTCTCCGTCCGGCTTCGGTAGCTCAGTTGGCTAGAGCCTTAGAGTCGGCAGTTCGAGTCTGCCCCGAAGCCCACAAGTCCGAAGGCCAAGGAATCGAAGACAGACAACCACTTACCAAAGTTAAGTTAACCGGTAATTGCTTAGAAGTGTCGTTGTTTCCAGAACGTATGCTGGCGGTGTGGTACCGAGCAGGGTAATCTATCGGTATATTTTTACTCTTGTGGGGTTCAAATCCTCAATCATCGCCAAAAAGGGGATGATCAGATGGTGAACAGGAGTATTTGGTCCTATAGCTTAGTTGGTAGAGCGGCACGCTGTTAACGTGATGGTCGGTGGTTCAAATCCATCTGGGGCCGCATGGGGATGATTGAGTTTGACGTATGGTTAGACGAATTCAATTCACGGATGGAGGCATCCTAATATGCACAACAATTAACTGGCAACAATAACAAAATTGTTCCTTTTACTTCTCGTGTAGCTTATAGAGCTGCCGCATAAGTAAATGGGTGTTCAACAGACCTTGAAACAGAATTGCTGAAAATAGGAGTTATCCTTTAAATAGCTGGTGGATCGCTGGCATCTAGTCGGCCCTTTGTTTTAAGTGACTTTTTGCAAAAGACAACCCGAAGATGTAACGGATAAAACAAACCGTGTGAATAATTGACTTTTTCGATTGTACGGACGAGGGTTTGATTCCCTCCATCTCCACAACTTTTTGTTCAGACTGTTTTTATGTCATTTTCTATTATTCTTGACATGGCATTTGTTCTTTATGGTTCGTGAGAATAATAAAGAAATGGCTGAGTGGCGAAATAGGTAAACGCGTGGCACTTAAAATGCTATGTCCATTTTGGACTTGTGGATTCGATTTCCACCTCGGTCACTTGACAATTTTCTTTGGTAATTTTTTCATAATAAGACTTTTTACCTGACGGTTTGTAGAAAATAGTCAGGTTTTTGGAGGTGTCGCATAGTGGCAATTGCAACTGGCTGTAACCCAGTCCTCTTATGAGTTCGGTGGTTCGAGTCCGCCCACCTCCACTCCCATTATCCTCTCTTTCATTTTCAGTGGTTTGTGAAAATAGCTGGAATTGGGGCGTTAGCTTAGATGGGGAAAGCGTCTGCTTTGCAAGCAGAAGATCAACGGTTCGAGTCCGTTACGCTCCACTGATTTTCTTATCTTTAATTATAATAAATATGTGGAATATGATTAAAAAAGCAATTCGATGGTATTGCAAACAATCTATGTCAACAATGACATGGTTGCCTACAGGAACCGTACCTCCAGTGGTATAGTTCCTTTATTGCTAATTCCCTATTATGTAATTCATTAAACTTAAATATATTTTTATGAGCAATTCAACAAGTTCCTCTGCTGGAGGTGGCATCAGTTTTTGTGGCTTATTGGCCATTGTTTTTATTGTATTGAAACTATGTAGTGTAATTGATTGGTCATGGTGGTGGGTGTTGGCTCCGTTGTGGATTCCGATAGCCTTTTGCCTTGTAGCACTGGTGTTGATATTATTGGTGTGTGCTTTTAAGCGTTAGCATATACGGTTCCCAATATGAACATTGCGCTATGGTGTAATGGCTGCACAACAGATTTTGGTTCTGTTGGTCATGGTTCGAGTCCATGTAGCGTAACTTATTTAGAAATTATAGCAATCAATAATTTTTATGATAAAGAAGTTTGCAATTTTAATAACGTTTCTATTAGTAGGATTATTTATTGGGAACCGTGTATTTAATCATATTGACGCATGGTTTGGAATAGGAATTATTTTATTTTCAATCATTTATTTTATTCATAAACTAATCAAAATTTTTAAGCATGAAAAATTTTCTTAAATGGACAGTAGTCTGTATGGCTTTGATGTTATCATTAGCCTCTTGTGAACGTGTTGCACCCAATTATGCCGGCGTATTAATGGAAAACTATGGCAAAGAAGGTAAATCTGATTTTAAGATTGTGTCAGGAAAGGTCTCTACTTGGGAATGGGGAACTGAATTGTTTCAGGTTCCGCTGTTTGATCAGCGAGGCGGTTTTGATGAAGCAGTAACATTGAAAGCTGCCGACAACACCGAATTTACAGCCTGTCCAGTATATTCTTATAAGGTAATCAAAGACCGTGCGGTTGATGTAGTATTCGACAATAAGCATATTGGTGGAGGAAGCGATTTTATGGAATCGTTGGAAAACAACATTTTGGAACCTCGTATGTATGACCTTATTAAAGAAGAAAGCCGAAAATATAAAACAGACAGTTTAATGGCAGATGGAGGCTCTTTATCGTTTGAAAAGAATTTGGAGAAAATCGTAAAAGATGAGTTTCAAAAAAGAGGTTTAGAACTAAAAAGTTTTTCAGCTCAGTTGGAATTTTCAAATAAAGTACGAGAAAAAATAGATAGCCGTAATGAAGTTAATACTAATATTTCTGTCTTAGATCAACAAATTGAAGAGCAGAAAAAACGTAATGAATTAGAACAACTTCGCACGGAACAACTACTTATTCAATCACGAGGACTTACTAAGGAAATCCTTCAGAAACAATTCATAGAAAAATGGGATGGAAAAACACCGCTATATGGAGTTATCCCGGAATTTCTGAAAATGACAAAATAAATTAATCTTCATAGATACCGTGGCAGAATGGTAAATGCGCCTGTTTGTTAACGGGTAGATTGCAGGTTCGAGTCCTGCCGGTATCACAATTTTATTAACAATAATGATTTATGAAAAAATACATTAGCATCAAACAAGTAGAAGCAGAACCTATGATAATGGGGGAAGCTGCTGATATTGGCATACTTAGGGCACCTGATTATTATGATTTGGATGTAAATAGACCAGGGTACCATGTAAAGTATGGAGATGGTCAAGAAATTTGGTTACGAGCAGAAACATTTAAAGAAAGGTATTGTCAGATTAATGATGAACGTCAAAACATGACTTTTGGTGATGCTATTGAAGTTCTTAAACAAGGCGGTGCAATTCGTAGAAAAGGCTGGAACGGTAAAGGAATGTTTGTTATCAAACAAGTACCTTCACACATAGATAGTAATATCATCCCCAAAATGCAGTCACTTCCACAATCTGCAAAAGACCTTATAATGAAAGGCAAAGGGTTTATTGACTACACTTGCCAGTGTCTTATCTACAATGAAAATACTGGCCGAGCAGATTCATGGAATCCGTCTATTGCCGATGTTTTTGCAGAAGATTGGGAGATAGTGTTATGAATCAAAAATCTCAATCGTTACAAACCGGTCTTTTACAAAAGCCATTAATTCCTATTGCACATTTGTACCATGCACCAACTCATACAACGTTGGCTGTATATCATAAGATTAATTATTTCCAACGTTGTATGTTGCGCTGGTGTTTTGGATTGAAATACATTAAGGGTTGATTTATTAAATAGTAAAGGGCTGTTTCAATAATTTGAAATGGCCCTTATTGATTATATACATTATATTATGGATTCAATTGTTGTCATTATTTTCGCAATCTCGACATCATGCCAATTACACACAAATCGGTACGATTCTTTGTTCAATGCAGCCGATACTCAGTTTAATACTGAAATATGGATGCCGGCACTCAAAAAAGCCTCTAAAGAAGCCGCACAATCAGCGTTACGTAAAACCTATAAAGAGCTATTAAAAGCTTATGGAATTAAGAAAGAGGAAGATATATGAAGCAATCACTAGAACAATTGTTATCCCAGTTACCTACATACATGAGGGATAAAAATGATGAAGTATATATCCTGACTATCCAGCCATCTGCTTTAGTAGATCAGCATAGCCGTGTTGAGACTGGTTGGATTGCCGGATATTTAAGATTTAACGATTCAATTTTTTGGTTACGCAAAAGTTATAAACCAACAGTATATCAAGCAGTATCACACTTGTTAAAATCATTCATTTGCGATAGACATTGTAGTGAATGTAAACACTACGAGTCTGTAAATTGCCAGATGTATTGCAAAGCCCTTCAGAAAGGAATAACTGCCAGAAAAAAGCCATGTAAATTTTATCAATCAAGAATATAAACAGAAAGAACAATGAAAGCTGTAATTATCTATTCCGGCAAAGGTGGGGTAGGCAAAACTACTACCACTGCTAATATCGCAAGAATGTTAGCAGAACAGGGAAACAAAGTGTTTATTATTGATGCTGATATAAACACACCTTCAATGAATGTTGAGTTTCAAGGCGAACATCCACATAAAAACATTTGGGTACATTCTTCAGGAAACATGTTCGACAAATTTATTTATCTGGAGAAAGCTATGATACGCCAATATTTAGAAATGGCAAAAAAGAAATTACGGCAAATTCAACCAGATTTTGTTTTGATAGACACGCCACCTAGTGTTACTAATATACACATAGAACTTCTTAGTAGAATCAAGGTTAGTTATATATTATTTGTAACACAACCAACAAAATTGAGCGGACAAGATGTTGTTCGTACAATGAATTTTTTCTATGAACGATGTGGAAGGGTTAATTGTGGTATCGTGGAAAATATGTGCTATGATAAAGAAAAAAGGGAATATCCGGTAAAACTGATAGCCCAAATTCCTATGCAAGAACAAATGCACACTGAAAATCTGATTACCGTTGCAAAAAACGAGTTTCAAAAAATAATCAATGAAATTTTGACAAGTGAAGATTTGGTACTTGAAGAATATCATACTGATAATGGATATGACGAAAGTTTTGATGTTGTAGATATAAGTTTAAGTAGTACATATAGAAACCAAAACTATAGAATTGATATAAAATGTGATGATGGTATAGAAAAAACTATTATACTTCCTTCCTTAAAGTTCATTTCTGTACGCACTTGGGATAAAATGAGTAAATATATTCGATACCATGATGATTTAGGGCATCTTTGGGACAAAAGGATGGATCAATGTGATTCAAATCGAATAGGTAAAGTTGTCAATCATTTTAAAAATGATGAGAATGCGTATTTTATGGTAATTAACGCCCCAAATACCGGAGTGCGACTAATTGCTGGAGAAATTGGCTTATGTTCATTGTTAACCGGTCAAAGGGGTTTCTTTGAAATACCAAGAATTAGTTATCAGACTAGTCGTGGAAACATTGTTTTATTCCCAGATGAAGTTATCCCTATTGATATGGCGATGCTACAACAACAAATTAATGATGGATATGTCATGTTGAGTGATGGACGTTATTTGCCCCCAAAAGAAACGGTAGCATGTTGTTATAATACATTTGGGGCTGGAATTGGGTTATTAGACAATTGGGAACAAATATATGACAATTGGATTAATGGATAAATTATTATAAACTATGAACAAAATAAAAGCTATAATCTCCATCTTGTTTGCTGACAAGTGGGCTGTATTTACTTATGAGGAAGCACCTGAAGATCCGGTGTGGGCCACATTCCCAGTGTTTCGATGGCACATTTCAGAGAAGTGCGATTACTTCTTCAAATTAATCAAAGAGCGTTTGTGGAGTATTGAAAACTATGACAGTTCATTGAACAACGAGCGAAAAATCTATAAGGACGAATAAACATCAATTAATCTTAATTTGTAGAATGATATTTTGTATAACAAATAAATGTAGCATGGGATGTCCTCATTGTATGAGTGCATGTACAAAACAGGGAGAAGATTTTGACAAAGATAATATAATGGAATTTGTCAATTTCTTCAAAGTTATGGGCTTTCGTGTTTTAAATATAAGCGGTGGAGAACCGACAGAACATCCTGAATTTGTAGAAATTGTAGAGTCTTTGATTGAGAAATGTCAACCTATGATGGTTACAATTATCTCTAACGGTTCTTTTGTAGAAGATGAGATGAAAACATTGGGTTTGATTAATCTTGTGAAAAGACACAATAGTATTAAGCGTAAATTCATAATTCAAATCACTTCAATCAAAGGACTATACAAGAACCACGAGTTTATCACCAGTAATCAGAAAACAATAGAAAACCAGTTCCCAGCCGATTCAATCTTCTTTGAAACGGACGAAATAAGACAGATGCGCCCACTGGGAAGAGCTTTACGTAACCCGGAAGCTATGGATGCTGTAAGAAAAACGCACAAAGGTTTCACCGCTTGTACCAATTCTTACTTGGTTGCTCAATAATCTCCTAAAATGAAGGATTTTGCCCATAACTGTGAGAAAGCTTTTCGTTTCTGTATGCCTCTGGTGGGGCCAAATCTAGATGTCCACATGAGCGAGTCAATGTTGTGTCCGAGTGTTGGAAATCTTATGGAACACACTCCGGTTGAAATTTTTAAGCGTATGAAAGCGTTTGTTCCATGTGGAAAATGCTTGAATGATTGTGACAACTATTTCAAGTGACATACAGTGCTTTAATCAACGAATATAAAACATCAAATTATGGATCAAGCAGAATTAAAAAAATCGTTAGGTGAACATTTATGTTCTTATTGTCCCTGGACAAATGGAGATATAGAGAAACCGCCCTACGGCGGTATGTGTGAAGGTTCATATTGTGATGAAGCCTTAGATTATTATTTAGAAGCACAGGAGGAATAAGCATGAATGATTTAGAACCCGGAACAATGGTCATCATGGTGAAGAACGATGACGGTACTTTTTCTCCAGTTGGAATGAGTAAATCACAAGCCTATATCTTAAATACCTTTTTAAGTGGTTTGAGTAAAGATGAACCTTTGATAATTAAGGATAACGAAAAATATGAAAAAAGAAGATGTTGACAAAGCAGCAAAAGAAGAAGTTGAAAATACAGTATTTTATAACATCTGTACTGAGGAAATAGACAATGAAGAATCCAATTATGAAGCTGGACGTAGAGATGCTTTGTATGATTTTGGTCAAGAGCTGTTTATTGCCGGCATCAAATGGTATTTAAACAATATATGGCATGATATAAATGAGCTTCCAGATTTCGGCAAAGGAGAAATATTACTAGCATCACATAAATATGGAATTTTCTCTTGTTTTACTATAAAACAATTTACCAACCTGACGGAACACATGGATGTGTATAAATGGATATATGTTACAGATTTATTATCTAATTTAAAGATTTAATTATGGCAAAAACAGAATACCAGGTAGGCGAAACCTTTCAGTGTGGGTTAGTGAAACTTAAATGCGTTAAAAGTGAAAATGAGTTTAATCCATGCGAAGGATGTGTGTTTAATAGTCATATAGGATGTGTTGGCATTATAGGGATGTTTGGCGGTTGCTCTATCTTTAATCGTGAAGATGAAACAAATGTCATTTTTGTAAAAGTGGAGGAAAAACATGAGTCCGTCTGAATGCCATAGTTGTAAGTGGTTCTACACAAGAAAACTGAAAGGAACCAAAGAATATTTCTGTACTTATTCAAAGAATCATCAGGCAGGAATGAAGTTTGGTAGAATTATAGGTATTCATAGAATCAAAAGTTGTAATAGAAAGGAGACACAATGAAACAAGTAAAAATAAAAATTGAGACAACAGTTGAAGCTACACTGGGAGACAAACCAGTTAACGATCTTTTGAAAGATATTGCTGATTTATGTCATAAAACATTGAAATACTCAACATCGAAAGAGAAAGGATGTGAAATGTTATATGAGGACCAAGAGTATGAAGATTACAGAAATGATATGGAAGATCGAGTAACAACTCTTGAAGGTGCGATCTATCAGATATTGGATTTGTTGGAGAACTAAAGTTAGAAAATGGTATCGAAGACACTTTAAATTATTTGTAATTTCAAAAACAATGATGTATGACTAAAGATGAATATGATAAATTGGTCGGCCAAAAACACGATCAAATAAGAGAATTGGAACATCAAATTGATCAATTGACAAAACAATATTGTGAGGAAAATTCATCATTAAAAATAGGAGACAAAATTCGGTTTGATAACAAACAAGGAATTATCACTTCGATAAGGTTAGCTTTTTTAGGTTATTCTTTTGAATATGTATGGAAACCATTAAAAAAGGATGGAAGTTTAGGTTGTGAGAAACTCATACGCTATTACCAAGTGCAAAATATTGAAAAAATATAATTATGACAAGTAATGATACAATAAAAGCATTAACAGCAACTTTAAATGCTATGGGCTTCAGTCAAGCTGACAAACTTACTGTATATCAGATTGGGGAATTGGAACAAATAATGAAGGATGAATATGGTATTGAAATTCATATCAAAGACAACAATGAACTTGAAAGATTACAGACTGCTACAAAAGAATATGTCCTTACATCACGCCCAGCATTAGAAGTTTGTGGTCCTTTTCCCGATGGTAAAGCAAAACGTAGGGAAAGACGAAAACTGGAGAGATTAAAAAAGAAGAGATTATGAAAGTAATAGAACTAATTGAATTATTAGAATCATGTGAATTAGAATCAGAGGTATATGTACATGTTCAAGACAACATTTTTAAGAATGTGACAGATGCTTTTGATGCAAAAGATGAAAATGATAATACAGTAGTTGTAATCAATTAAATTTAAGTATGAAAAGGAGTCAATATAACGTAGGAGAATTTCTTTGTGGCATCCCAGATAGTGAAGAATGTGCCAAATATAACCCACAAGGACAAAGAGTTTTTATACATAATGGATATATAAATGGTGATGGATATGGCATGTTGGTAGGTTGGCATGATGGAAAAATCGTCAAAAGTACAGGATGGAAAAATTTTTGTTGGGGAGGATTAGTAAGACGAGCCACCCAAGAAGAAATTGAAGAATTTATGAAAGCATTAATGGAACAGAATACAATCACAAATTATTAAATATGGGCGATAGAATAACATTTAAATGCACATCATTGGTTTTTCTGCCTTCAGCATTTCAATCAATATGTAATGCTTATATTCAAGCTGTAAAAGCAATGCACGATTACCAAATAGCATTGAAAGAAGCAAAATATAAAAAGTGGCCTAATATCTCTATTATAGTGCCAGGAAATATCACGATTAAAGGTGTCTCATTACCCAAACTCCAAAGACAAAGTAATAAAAGAATTTATGGTAATAAGGATATACAATGGTATTATCGAAAAAGTCCGTTTTATATCCCATTTTACTACCCGGTCTTAAATTTAACTTCAATATCTGATAGATATATATCCCAACCTATACAAACGAAAATTAATCGGAATGTACGTCCTAAAGGCACGCATTCACATTTTAAATTTTATCATTAATAAGATGAAAAATAAACTGTGGGCACTATTGTTATGGTGGCATATAAATATTTGTTCGGGATATTCGCAAACAATTACCCATGTTACATTAACTTGTTACCATCCGGTTAAAGAACAATGTGGTGAATATCCATTAATCACATCAGATGGCAGCAAAATTGATTTGACCTTATTAAAAGAAGGAAAAATCAAATGGTGTGCAGTTTCTCGTGATTTATTATGGCTATTCCCTAAAAACAAGCCTAAACGTGTTTGGATTGAAGGCTATGGAGTTTATCAAGTAAAAGATGTAATTCATAAACGACATAAACATCGAATAGACATTCTTCTTCATCCAAAAGACAATAAATTAATATATAAAAAACATATAAAAATCAAGATTTTAAAATAAAAGACATTATCTTTGCGTAAATAAACAAGTGAATCTATCCTACATTTATTAACTTATGATTAGATGATGTGGGAGGAATTGAAATATTGTAGAATATTTATGGTAATGATACCATATTGATACCTCACAGATAATATATTGATTGTCAATATCAATTTGGACCCCTGAGGGTGTAC